GCCTAACTGAGATATTCACAGGATAAAGCAAAATAACTCGCTTCATTAGGGATTTCGAATCCAACCTGCCACTCTATGTACCAAATCAGATCAAATAGTTCGTCCTGTGTTAAACGTCCAGCACGTGGTTTAGATGTCTGTCTAATATATACTTGTTCATCTGTAGTTATTATTCGTTTTTGTATGCCGTAGCGTCCTTCTAAATGTAAATATATCCATTGATTTATTCGTTCAATTTGTTTAATATGTGTTGCTAAAACAGGATTTGATGTTCGCGCGGCGTTCTTAGTGCTTTTATTGAGAGCAATTTTAGTAAAATAAGGTGGAATCGTAGGAACAACCCGTTCGTCTGTGACGTTAAGTGGATTTATTGTTTGTGTTTTATAAAGACTCATTCTTTTGTTTTTATTACCATCAATTCTTTATAACCCAAAAAATTACTCTCTATAATTTCATAATCCTTGATTGTAGTAGAGTTATTTAGAGTCATTAATGATAAAGATATTCCTATTATAATACCAACAAGAGTCATCACCAATAATTCGCCAGTTGACCAATTGGTATAGCGTAACGGGATATATAATTTTGTAAATAATCTTTTACTCATCCGAAAATTAACCCTACTATGTATATAGTAAGAACACCAAAGTTTAATAGGAAAAGGCTAGGTTCTCGCCACATAATACTGGTTATGGTCCATAACCCGTTTGCTAACAGAAACACCCAAATGTATAATGGATGTATATTAAATGCCGCTAGTAAGGATCCAAATACTAATACGGAGGACGCAGTCCAAGCCATCCATTGATAAGGTTTACGTTCAACCGATGCCACGCCAGTATCTCGTTTTATCTAACTTCTGTAATGTTGACCAAGTATGTTCCCAATCTTCTATATGGTAAACATAATCCCTATTAAAAGGATCAGGCATTTGGCGCCGCCATAACTCCTCTGCTAATGTATAATCATTCCCTGCCTCTTCCATTCTATCACCAAAAAACGTAATAGGTATATTATCAAAATCACGTAGTATTTGTGACTTGTCCATACCAAGTTGTGCTATGTCTAAGCCAGTCTCGCCACCTACTGTTGCTTGCACCTCTGGCCACATATCATTAAATTGGTTTGCTATACAATAACGTTCGCGTGTTCTGCGATCATACTTTACATACTCTCTACGTTCTTCACTGTTGGCATTGCGTCCTACTATGCTAAAGTTAAGCATACCAGTGCGGTATTCAAAGTGATTGCCAGTGCGTAACGGAAAATTACTAACGGCTAAATGTGCCTCTAACCATTTCTCTTGCTCATCAGTTATCTTAAATTCATTATGAAATACTTCTGCACCGTTTTCCCACACACTACTACCCGAGCAGTTATAAACACGAGTAACAACATTAATTATTTCCTCGCCAACCTGTTCAACTGTTTTAGGATAGTCACTGCCAGTAACTAGATATACATCGTGGCTTAAACAAAAATCTATAAACCATTCTGCAAACTCTTCGTTTATTTTACTCCTGCTAGGAGTTAATGTTCCATCTACATCAAAAATAAATGCTCTCATTCAAATAACCTGTCAAATTGTGTTTGTGTATTCTTATCTGAAGAACTGTAAACCCATATAGGCTCCACAAAACAGTCCTGCATATGCTCTTTATCTCCACCCTCTTCATTTCTCGGACGTTGTTTCATCCGCATACCAATTACTTCTTGTAATGGCATATTAAGTGTTTCCATATACTTTGTCATAGGGTCACATACTTTATGCCGTTTGTTTTTAATATTTGCGTCTATAATATTTACCGCAATGACGCCAGTATCAGGATTTATTACATCATTAATACGATCCAATGTCTCAAACAAATAGTCGCTTAACCAATCATAGAAATCGTTATACTTAAACCAACTCTGGTTTTCCTCTGCAACACCTTCAGCATATCGTTCTGTGCTGTAATAAGGTGGACTGGTAAAGGCCAAATCATAATCCAAGTGTGGCCAATCCATTGTTTCACTGGCTCTGAGATATATTAGTACCTCTTTACTGCCTTTAAAATGGAAATAGTCATCACCTATTGTGTTTGTCCAAGTATTGCCTAATGCTTCTTCATAAAATATACACTGAGAAATATAATTTTGGAACGTTTGTGGGTTAGGATCACATCCAACATAGGTGTGAGCATTGCTCGTCCAAAACCCTGCTAATCTATCTCCCCATCCACAACTGCTATCTAATATTGTTTTAGCATTGAACCTGTTATAGACATACTTCGCTACTGTAGGTTTAAATTGTGTAGCAACATACGAACCAAGTCTAAATGCCTCTCGCCATTTTGTTTCATCAACAAACTTAACCATACCCTCACGCCAAAATGTCCAATTAAACTTGCGTAGTTTTTCTTCGTCCTGCCATACTGCTATTGGACTGGGATCTTTCCATCCATTACATCGTAGTCTGTTTTCCTGATGGAAATAGTTACTAATGTCATTGTAGTAATGACTCAAATCAACTACATCCTTACAGTGCTGTTGCACCGAGTAGTCATAATCGTTAAACTTATCCGTAATGTCTGTAGTGTATCCGTATAGGAATTTATTGTGGTCACTACTTCTTAATTTCAGAAACTTATCCGTAACTGTTTGTTCTGTTATAACTTGTAATGGAAATGGTACTTCTTTCTCTATAATATATTTGGCAAGAGCGTCTATGGCTTCGCTCTTCTCAAATCTATTCTTAAAGTCTTCCCATTCATCCACAGTAAAAACGGGCAACCCACTAGGGGTCGCCCGCTCCTCCAATACCGATCTTACGTCGGTTTCAATTACCATGTCCCTTTATATACCGCCATGATTTTGGCATTGCCTTCATTACGGTAATGATTATAATCACTAGCATAACTCAACTGCAGATTGATTGTGCTAGATGTGCTACCTACCGTTGTTGTATAGGACATTGTATAGTCGATTTCTCGACCGTCTGGTGTCATGTCTGCTATCACGTCATTAAAGTGTAACGCACCACGCTCTATCCTGAGGGGTTGTGAAACACCAAATTTAACGGCTGAATCCTCATCAATGACGTAGTCAGCACTAACACCAAAACCCATAGCATGGAAGTCGTCCATGCCCTTAACATAACCATAACCAGCATCACCCTGCGCCAATGCGTAGGTCATGTTACCGGCTAAGGTCCAATCTTTGATACTCTTAGAGCGCCGAATATTAATGTATCTCGATTTGGTATCTGATACGTTAAGCAAACTCTGCCCCGGTGCCCATCCAAGTAGTGTGTTGTCAGTAGCGACTGTTATATCAGTAGCACCAAACGACATGCCTGCTACAAAGTCTTCTATTTGACCATATTCGTCAGGCTGTCCTATTCCAAAATTTAATGACATGTCCTTACCAAACTCTATTCCTTTGAACATAGTTGTGTCATCAAACGAGAAGCCAACGCTGTTGCTGTTAATAATGCTATGGTTCATAACACTTAACTGATCCTTAACAAAACTTAACTGCCAAAAGCGATCTCCACGGATTAAGTGATCATCTACCTTAACTTTAGGTTTATCTTTAGTTTTATCAGTAACGTTACCAGTCGATCCACCACTTCCTGGTGATATTAAAGTTCCAAAAGTACCGTCTTTATATACTACGATCCAATCTATTCTTTTATCACCATTAGCATGAGTAGGTAATAGATGTCCCTGCGTTCCTGCTTTAGGAATACCAGCAAAGATTGGAGTACCAAGTTGTTTAAATGTACCGTTACCATTGTTTAGCCAAATACCACCATGTGATGATCCAACACCACCAGCATAGTTCTGATAATGATACACAACCAAATCCTTTTTCCCATCACCATTTACGTCTACTAAAGCAGGTGGATGTCCTCGTTTGCCACTAGCACTAGTGATACGAAAATGCTGTTTTAAATGTAATCCGCCACCATTAGTAGCATACACATCAATTGAGTTGGTCTCTCCACATCTATCTCCACACTCACTGTGCATTATAATATCGCCTTGATTGTGATACATTGCTCTAACGCCATTTCTCACAGGCCGCATGATATTTTGCATAGGAGTAAAATTCGTGCCACCATTATTTTTATAAACTGTGACGCTACCTACAGGTCTTCCATTGTGTGCGCTGAAATAAGCACCGGACGCGACGATCATTTCAGGGTATCCATCACCATCTAAATCCTTAAATGTACCAGCAAACGCACCGTCATTAGCGACATATCCACCTAAATCTACATATTCACCATTGCCAGGATGTCTTCCATAACCACCTGGTTTGAGACCATAATAAATCACAGTACCAGCACTAAAGCCAATAAGATCCAATTTGCCATCTTTGTTAACGTCAGCAATTGCCGAATTATGCCAATTAAAACGTGGGCCTAATGCTGTATTCAATCCATTGAAAATAAGTGCTCTATAAACTCCACATTGGGCACCACATCCAGGATGTGGTTCTGTCACAGAACTACCACCACCAAAACTATCTTTGCTTACACCACCACCAGGACCATTACCTAAAATAATAGGACCCTTAGCAATATAATCACCAGAGTATTCAGATGCTGTATTACCAATCATAGCACCGGTCCTAGTAAACGTATAAGATCCATCAGGATTACTTAAAAATGCAATCCCTCTATTCCATGCTATCCCATTAAGGGCTTTTTGTGCGCCATGAGTGCTCGGCATTCCCATTACATCTAATCGCCCATCACCATTATAATCTCTTGCAAGAAAGTTATCATGGTCACTAACCATTAACCATGGAACGGTTCCATGACCTGCTTTAAATGAGTAACTGCTACTCAAACTTCCAGCGTTGGCTGACGATCCGACCATTGCCAAGGCAATCCCTATTGCCATAAAGTACTTCTTCATTTCCTTAACCTCTTTTTCTTGCTATGATATGTGAGTTTCGTAGTAAGCATGGGCACCAAACGGCGGTACCGGTGCTCCTTCAATGCGGTGAGTATGTATTATAAAGCAAGTGTCACAATACCTCTCATCGCCCCACGAACCCCACGGGTAACCATCTGTAAACATAATTAACTTCTTCGGTTCGATGGCATTCTCTTTTAGATACTCAAATACTGCTTCAAAAGAAGTTCCACCACCACCAACTATTTCATAATTGTGTATATCAAATAAGTTGTCAACAGTAAAATCTGCTTCATTGTATATTTCAGTATCAAAGCAGAAGACCTTAATATTAAAGGTAGTGTAAGCATCCATAATGCCTTTGATCTCTGAAAGGAAATCACGCACCATGTCTTCGCTTATGCTACCACTAACATCAATGGCAACTACTATATCAATTGTCTCGTCTGGAACCATACCCGGCAACATAACGCCTGTATGCCACGCCTTACGATTGGGTCGCATAAAACTAAAATCACTCTTGATAGTGCTCTTAATTTGTACGTCTATCAAGTCCCGCCAGTTCATTTTGGGCTCGGTTAATTCCTTTATCATCCGAGCAACACCAGCAGGAATATTTCCAGCACCCGCCGTCTGTGCGGCACTGAGAATTGCTTCTTTCATTTCGTCCTTAATCTCTTTACGCTCTTGGTCGGAAAGGACTGGACGCTCACTACTGCCATCGCCATCATCACCACTATCACTGTCATCATCTCCGTCAAGGTGGTCGTCAAGGACTCTGTCGAGCAGATCATCTATATCAATCTTCTCGGCGTTTTCGTATAAGTCATCATATACTTCTTCAAACGACTGTCCGTAGTATTTGGGGTCATGTATAATGGGAACCACATCAATTGGCTCACCAATTTTGTGTATAATTAAATCACCATTTACGCAGTAGTCTGCGGCAATGTTTGATAACTGCCCATCACGTTCGCCCCTGCGGCCAATGTGATCATATACTACGTGAAGGACTTCGTGCCCAAACAGAAACTCTATCTGCTTCGGCGTTAATTGTTTCAGGAACTTCGTGTTATAGTAAAACCTACGGCCATCTGTAGCGGCGGTAGGCAACCATCTATCAGCATTTACGAGTGTTAGGCGTGTAGCCAAATTACCAAAAAACGGCTCTTTGAGCAACAACCCAATTCGTGCTGTAGTAAGGGACTCTCGAACCTCTGCATCAAGGTCCCAGTCAGTTTCAAACCCAATCTCTAAGAGTGGATTATTCGCTACTTTGCTGTCAGCAGTAGTTGAACTTGGGTTGGTCATACGCTTATATTACCATTTAATATACTTATATTATAGCATTTTTTCATTGATCTGTCACGGAAAATAGTGCTGTAAGTCCTTGAATTGGCAGGCAGTACTCAAGCATTGCACCCTTTCCTGCCTGCCTCCCAAGTATCCTATCCTTCCATGGCCGAAATAACGTACTTACCAAATCGCTTATGAAACTCATCAAACGACTTGAGTTTTCCAGGTACTAGCGGTAGGTTGTAATTAGTAAGGGCCATCTTTGCACCCATTACCGTCACCTCTGTGAGGAAGTTATCCATCATGAAGCGGAAGAAGTTGTCGCACATCGCATGCCACTCCTTACCAGGGTTCTGCTTTTTTCCCTTCTTGTAGGCGTCACGCAACTCGTAACACATTGAGATGGTTAGCGAGTACATTGCAGACACCTCTTTTACTTCAAGTTTGGTCACCGTGCCGTCAAGTATATCTGACGGGTTAGGCAATTTGCCTGAATGCTTACGGTGAGCGTTAAACTTAACAGCCAACCCTTCACCAACAGTACCAGCAACCAAGTCTGTGATTTCGCTTTCCGTCATATCTGGGTCACCATCTTCTTCCTGAAGTAACTCACTCACAAACACCCAGGATCGCGGAGTGGCAAACGAGCGTTCGTTGCTACCCGGATCAAAATTGTAGAGATCGTTCTTTGAGAAGGTCAGGTAACCCAACACATCGGGATGAATCTGATGTTCAACCGCCCACTCCTGCCACGTATCAAAATCTGCGGCTACTTCAACGTGGACGAAACGGTTTGCCAACGGGGAGGGCATTCTGTAAGTGACACCACGGTCAGTCTCACGGTTCCCTGCCGCTACGATAACACAGTTATCGGGCAATTTGTAAGTACCAATTCGTCCGTTGAGCACCAACTGATATGCGGCCGCCTGCGTTGCCATCGGAGCAGAGTTTAACTCGTCCAAAAACAATATCACGATGTCGTGTTCTGCGGCCTGTGCTTCTGTGGGAAGATCCACAGGGTGTGCCCAGGACATCGTATTCGCGGCCTGGTTGTAATACGGAATACCACGCAAGTCGGTGGGTTCCATCAAAGCCATACGCAGGTCAATAAGCCAACCATTATTAAATGAGCCAGTAATCTGCTCCATAAGGTCACTCTTACCAATGCCCGGTGGCCCCCATACAAATATCGGTCGCTTCCGCTTCATCGCGCGACGAATTGACTTCTCTGCTTCGCGCAGGGTAACGGTGCGGACTTCAGCTTGTGCCGTCTGTGCCATAATGTTTACCTATATATACTTGGGTTTAAATTAAGCCTTTCCGTCCAGCGGAAGGGCCCTTGAGATAAATTGGGCCATACTCATTAATACGGTCAGCACCGACATCATCAGCATTTATGTTGCCACGGACACCATTTTTCACGGGAGCCTTCCAACTACCCTTCAAAATGTCGCCATTTTCCATATTCACGAAACTGTGGACAGTCGTCTGTCCGTACGCCACTTTGGTGTTCTCTTTGCCAACAACGGCAGGATCGCCAGTAACATAGTGGCGGTTCATACAAACGACTTTCGCGTATTTCTTGCCAAAAATGACGTCAACTTCTGGGGCAGGGCCAAACGTGTAGCCCATCACCTTCCAGTGGTTGTCGTTCATTTCCTGCACTACGTTGATATACTCGTAGATGCGGTCTGTTGTTTCTCGTTTTGGTATCATACTTGGGTTCCTATTGATTCCTTAACTTGTTCTACTATTATAGCATATCGGCGTCAGAAGTCTACCTTTTTGGGTCGATAAGTGCTTGAAATCATTGATTTTTTCACATTTTTTAAGTCATTGATTTCATTGAGTTTTTTTGCGTCGCAGTGTCAGATTAGAAGTCGCTTTCTAGATATGTGATTTTGACCCAGAAAATCAGTAAATATTATAATGCTCCATAACATAGATTTCACTGTATATAGTCCTGATTATCGCTCATACGTGAGTATTATGATTAATGAAGAAACTCTGTGGAGTGATGTTCTGACAGACAATGCCCCAACTCTACACCACGTAGAAATTGAGAAGGAATACCCTGAAAATGAAAAAAATAAGATAGTATTCAAATTTGAGCAATATCAAGCAGAGCATGAACCAGCTGTAAAATATTTAAAAATAAGGAATATTAAAATCAATTCTCAAAAAATATTTGTCAATGAAGGAGATTATACTCCTGCCCAAACTTTATGGATGAAAGAGCATGAACAAGAAATTACAGATAACTTAATTAATCATGGAGGTATTATGGGATGGTATGGCAAAATGTATTATAATTATAGAATACAATCTGAGTTACATTCTTCAAGAGTGAGTAAAAATAATATAAATGATTTAATGTTTGTGGAAAGAATAATTTTACGTAATCCCAAATTGCAACGCAGGTATCATGCATGAAATTACATGTCGATAATACATATTCTCAATTAAAAGAAGTGTTACTTGGTGATATTAGTTTTGATTTTTTAAAGCATTTACCACCATACAAACAACATAAGGTAGAATATATATTAAAACAAACCCAAGATGATTTTTTAGATATACAATCTACATTAGAAGCAGAAGGGGTGAAAGTATACCGCCCATCAAATAAGTTAAAGTATGATAATGAAATACAAACTCCGTTATGGACAGAACTTGGATCACGTTACCCAATGGCACCACGAGATATATTCTTAATAATAGGTGAGACTATTATTGAGTCAGCACCTATTTCCCGCTTTCGCTATTTTGAGCATTGGGCGTATAAAGATATAATGATTGACTATTTCAAGAGTGGTGCAAAGTGGATATCGATGCCAAAGCCACTATTAGGAGAAGAATCATATCATATAGATACATCCATATACACCACAAATTATGAACCTCTGCTAGAGAGCGCCAGTGTTATACAACACAATAACGATATTTTTGTTAGCACTCAAGTCACTTCAAACGAGTTAGGTATACGATGGCTACAAGATATATTGGGAAATGAATACACAATCCATAAGATGGGTAAGCAGTTTATAGGACATTTAGATGCCCATATGTGTATTGTGCGTCCAGGATTAGTTGCCACATATCATTCTAAAAAAGATTTCCCAAAGTATTTTAAGGATTGGGAATTTATTAATCTAGGAACGAGTGATACAGAGATTAGTAAACAACAAGAATTTATTCATGATAATATACAAGATGATGATCATGAAAATACTAATTTACTTGTAAATCTTTTATCTATAAATGAGCATAAACTTTTACTATATGATCATCATAAAAATAATAAAACACTATTACGGCAGTTTGATAAGTATAAAATAGAACCTGTTTTTATTCCCTTTAAATATTGTCATTTTTTCAATCAAGGGATAACTTGTATTACTTTGGAGACACACAGAGATGCAACAAATATGGACTCATGACAGAGGTGAAGAAGCCTTACCATTCTCTATTCAAACAATAGGCAAAAATGGCAGTACAAGATTACACAAGTGGTTAAATCATTATCAATTTTCAAATTGTACTTATGATCAAGTAGTAAATTCACAATATCATAAAGATAATATTGTATATATTTTTATTCAAGATCCAGTAGTAAAATTTATAAAAGGATTTTCTGAAATGATTAGTAATTTACGTCCAGCATACGAAGTTGGTGCTATTAATAATCAACCTAGAGTTGTGCAAGCACATAGTAGTACAGCACATATTATCTTTAAAGAAATATTGACTAAAATGTCTGAAGAGACGATGGAAGTATTTTTATTTCAGTTTTTACAGCATATAGATATGTATAAATTTGATTATCATGTTGAATTACAAACAAAAATTATAGCATACGTATCTAATGCGGGCCTTGATTTTGAAGTATTATCTATATCTGACATTGATAACTTTCATAATATAGTCAAAGAAAAACACGCAAAGCATTTTGCTGAACGTGTTGATGGTCTGGCGAATGGTTTAATACCCATTGATCCAGAGCGTATTGAGAAAAATGCTAGGCTATTGATAGAAGATATAACACAATCATTAGTATATAAACATATTGACGGTGAATTATCTAATATTAAAGAATATTTACAACCAGATATTGGATTATGGCAAATATTTAAAAACCAAACCACTTCATCCACATACTAATAAAAATATGTCCAATCATAAAAATTATTGGAACTCCAATAATAACAAATATTGCTATTACTGTTACTTTAAAAGTTGTTTTGGTTTTAAATATAAGAAACAATGCCCATATTAATATTAATGTTGCAAAAATTTCACCACCGGTGGCATTCATAATAAATTTGTGGACACTCCTCTAAACAGGACGCTTAACAAGAACTACCTTGTCATTCTTACCTGTCTTCATACTGCCATGAAGTATTTTTAAATGGTCGCAAACAAGAAGATCATCTTTGGTTAATCTATAAGTATGTTGCCAACCTGACCATACATTTTGTTGTACATACACCAATGCGGCAAAAAATTCAGTAAAATCGTTATTTGCAGACACCACTATATTCCAACCTACTTTTGGTTTACCAGACGTCCACTCATTACCTCTAGTTGCTTTAACTTCCCACTCTACATGTTTGTTTTTAGTTTTAAGTTGTGGCTCTGCGATAACATCAAAATGACTACCACCATCTGGTGCTATTGCATTGATTCCTTTTGACGTGGCTAAATTATAAACTAACCCGTCAGTAACAAATCCGGACAGCAAACCAGAGTGTACAGAAGCATCCAAATCTCTACCATAAGGGTTTCCAGATTTTGGATCTTTATAATTTATGTTATTTTTCATTGCTCCCTTACATTCTTGTAGTAAGAGTTTCATCATTGATTTCGGAATGAGATTTGCTTGGTCTTTGATATACGGTCGATCCCTTAAAGATCTGTGTGTTGAATGATCATTTTTTTGTATCTTAGATAGTTGTGATAATAATTTTTTTCCTGTTACAAAGTCATTCTTAAATAAATCTTTGCGGTGTTTAACCCATTCGTCTTTTGTTCGAGGGTACCCGTGTTCTAATTGGTCTGCTTGTAACCATTTTTTATAAGAAAAACCACCAAATTTATGAAATTTTTGATCCATTAATGGAGTGCCAGGCTTCTTACCCTCCTGTTTACGATAAGCCTGCACCCACACTTTACTTTGTTTCCAATAATCATATTCTGTTCCAGTTGGTCGCATATTTGAACTAGCAATACGGTCTATCCATTCCAATTCATTATTTGGCATGTCCTTACTGTCAAGTACAATTACAGGTATTTTTTTACAGCCAAAATGTGTAGTTAGTGCTTGAAACCGATGATGTCCACTAACCCCTATATACTTGTCTTTATGTTTATATACTTGTTTATGTTTATATACTTGAATAGGTTCATTCATACCTTGCACTTCAATATCTAAAGCAAGTTTCTTTATATGGTCTTCATTACGTTCAGTAATCTTTCCATATATTTTAACATTTACGGGATTAGACTCAAAATCTTTCGCATCAATCCATTCGCATGTGGCGTTTACTTTAAGAGTAGGATATTTCATATTAGAATTTTTGCTAATGTGGCGTGTAATTTTCTATTAAAGAAAAACGTGTAATGCCAATACTAGCATTACAAGACATAACGCTTCCATTATGTTGTCCTGTGATTGAGAGTTTAAGAAAAGTATGGGGGGCATTGCGCCCCCCATGATTGTTGCTTACGCAGAACCGTTAGCAATAGCGCGGTAACCGGCGCCAACTACGGCACGTGATGCCGTACCCATTCGATACTTGTTGGACGTGCGTCCTTTTGTATCAACGCGGGCGTTGGTATAGACCGGGTGACCTTGGAAACGGAGGCTCTGAATGAGCGCNCCGGGGTTCCCAACATTCCAACGTGCAGAAATCTGCGCGGCGGTAAGTTCCTGGCCTTCCTGTAGTGCTGTGAGCACCTTTGCTGTTTTGGTTGTCATATATGACTCCTTTTCTAAATAGCAGATTAAGGGTCTGCCTTGCCCTATCCCACATAAAGTGGAAATCTTTACTACAACAATATACTATGATACACGATCTTGGGTATATTGTCAAGTGTTTTGTGTTACTCTTCGATAATGTCGACGTCTTTCATCGGAAGCACGAAAGTCCATCCCTTCGCACTATCTTTAACCTCGTATACCTGTGTTTCACTATCCATTGCTATCACAGTTCCCTCGCGGACAAGTACCTTGTCACGACTAATGGGTAAGTCAGCAAGCGAATAAAACCCGCCCGGCCGGCCAAACTCATCTATTGGGAATAACTTCTTGTAGGTACATCTTGGTGTATCATAATCACTCATAACTCAAGTCCTTTTCATTTAATTCAACATGTTCAAAATGTACATCTAGTTGTGTTGCAATATCTTCTATAGGCTTACCTATATCAAGTAATGCATTTGCAATTTCTGATAATTCAATTATTGACATTATCCGGCTTAACTCACTCTGCTTCTGTGGGGCAAACACATCTATATTGGTGCTCATAACTTATACCTTTAGTATTGCCATAAAAAATACTACCAACATTCCACCTACGCCCACCCATACCAGAATCTGGTCTAACATTTCAGTAGTCATTAAAAGTTTCCAGCATCTACTTGAAACACCCGGAGTCCATTGCGCCTCCACATATCTACAACCCTTTGACGGTCATCAAACGCCATCGTAGGATTGAATCCAAACTTCTTCATATCCGTAAGCATATTTTCTTTAACTTCTGAGTCAGGCTTAAACTCCTCTTCCGTTACTCGAAACAAAGCCAAGTCAAACTCAACACCAGCATCTTTCAACTGTGTGAGCGTCAAATCCTTGTCTTGCTCAAGACGCCCTGTAGAAATAATAATACGATGCCCTGCCTCTTTCAGCAGTTTGGCCATCATTACAACATCCTTATTAGGAGTGTCGTGAATCATGTCCCTGCGAAAGGCATTAAAGTCTCTCGGCTTCTGCTCAACATGGTGACGCCGATGGTCTATATCCATCAGCGTCCCATCAACATCAAAGATGACATCTGCCATCATTAAATCTTCTCCAGCATCGTTCCCGGAACGCGCCATGTACCGTGACCACCACAGTCAACTACTACGCGAGTCCGTTTGATTTCTACCACATGACCATTCATCTGCTTCGGGATACGGCCGCGGTTAGTCTTACGACCACTCGTTACCATAACACGGTCACCTGTCTGTAGAACACCAATCCGTGCCTTGCCCTGGCGGCGGCGTGCCTCCATGACCAGTTTGCTTACCGCCTTCAACTGATCCATGTTCATAGCGTCAAAGTCAACTCGATGGAGTTGGTTGATCGCTTCGTTGCTTTTCTCTTGTAAGTCCATATTAATACCCTGTTAATGTTTTAAGGTTGATTTCATTTGCATCACACATCTCAATAATGTCGTCGTTAGTCATCCACTTGGCGACCATTACTACGAAATTATTAGGATCCAGTAAGCCTTCCTGTATTGCTTCACAAAGGCGTTCACGTGCGTCACGGTCTCCCATTAGAAGTACCTCACGCGAGTATTATCAGTGTTCTCAAATTGATCTTCTTTCTCTGGGCGTATGCCAGGCTTTGACTCTTTCGGAACCTCGTCCAGTGCCAAGTAACGAAATCCTTTGTAATTGTCAGAGTCTATAAGGACCTGCTCAATCATCGTCATCACGCCTTGGCGCCAGTAGCGATCAACATCAACATATTTTGTTTCTTCTGCACTCCAACGCATGGATGCTTCAAGGGCTCGATTTGCCATACCCTTGACATTTTCAACGTTGATTGTCTTTCTGCTTGCCATCTATTTGCTCCAATTAATTAGCATCATACATACATTATAGCAAATTCACGTCAGAAGTCTACCTTTTTTGTGCTATAAGTGCTTGATTCTGCTGAGTTTTTAAGATTTTTGTAAGTGCTTGATTTTAAAGGCTTTTATAAATCGCTAGAATAAGCGATTTTTATACTTTCTAAGTATTTTCCGAGATCGTGACCATTCAGATAAAACATCGTAGCCAATTTTTCGTCAAATATCGAGATATTCATATACTTCTGTAATCTGCCCATTTTATTGACATGTATGAAATATGGGCTCGGCATACGATTATCCAAGTCCAAATATAGGCGTTGTTTCCCTGTTACTGATTCTGTGCTGAGATCGAATCGATACTCTTTTAATTTTACTTCTTTTGTGAGTGTAAGATACCCTGGTTTTGTGAGACGCAGGCCGCTGGAACCTCTGACATTATACCACCAAAACAACGTGTATTTTCGTACATCTTCTGTAGTGCGAGGGATGTCCAAGAGATCCATAAAGTTAGTTGTATAGTCATGTTTTGATAATCTGTTACTCACCCTTCTCCACTTTCTTACCTTCTGATAGTAAGAAGACTTCAAACTTGTTAGTTTTAAATTGCTGGTTTAATTTTTTGGCTAGGTTATGTGCATGGCCTGGATTACCAAATACAACTCGTTTGTATTTTGGTCCAGGATAATTGACGAGTAGATTGCTAGTTTTTAAATTAATAGGCTGACCGTTATAAAACACTGCCCATATACCTTCTACTTTTAGTATTTGATCACATTTATATGTGTCTTTATTTGTATGCTCTAAAATTACTTCTGGTTTAGGCCTGCTCATTAGTTTAAGTCGCTCCTGTATAGTTATATACGTATATAACTATTTATCGTTGCTTAACTAAAATTCTCCGGCGTCAAACTCTACTTCTATTACTTGGTTCTGTATGATTTCGTCTTGTAATTGTATGATTTGCTCTTGGCAAGTGGCAATATGCGTCAAAAGAACAGCCAAAGAATGTTCTAAATCATTACAATGTTGTTTACCTATTCTTAATTCACTTTGCCCACTATGCTTCAGTCCAGCAATTTGGTGTAATAAGTTTTCGATAGGGCGTAAATTAAGTTGTGGACTTGACATACTTCAATGATTCCTTTGCATCCTCTATTGATTTATATGGACCTCTATAACCATATCTATCTAACGTAATAAGTTTTGGGCAAAATGCCGTAGTCCAACCTATTTTATTAAAGTTTATAATATAGTGCCCGGCACAGAACCAACACTTGCTATCTATACGTTTGGTAAACATTGGTAGTTTACGTGCTAGGTCAAATATTGTATTGTATCCGCTTTTGGAATTAATTGGGTAATTGTAGACTTCGTTCTCTACTTTTGTATCGCGAGTCTCTTCCTTACTAAATTTAATAAATCGTATAGGGTATTTCTCTAATAAGTTTTTCTTATTATCAAAGGCACTCTTATGTCCGTTCTCTGTAATAACGAATGCATCACCTAATTTATTAAGCATGCCTATACTTTTTCCATCTTTAGAAAGGATCCAAAAACGATCCTTTATTAATGGTTTTGCTATTGTGTCTTCTGTCATATTCATTCTCTTCTGATTATCTGATTATACCTAATGCTTTTCCTATGGTGTTATCTAACTCGTCCATAGTAGTCAAGTCTTGTTTTGCTTCTAATACTTTGCGTTTAGCATCCAAACCAAACGTCTTCTTAAACCAGATGTTTAGTCTATCGCTAATGTTTACTACTTTCCTAAACGTTTTCCTGCTAATTATTTTCAAAACAATTCCTTTTCTGTTAATACTTGAAACTCATACCCGTTGTCTATACAATATAGTCTAGCCGCTCTCCACTTGGCTCTGTTAACACTCCAAGATGTTTGCCACTTGGGTTTAATTTCAATAATTTTCTCAATAGTATTGCCCTCGACGTCCTTATACTTTACATAAAAGTCTGGATAGTAGTTGTGTAAACGATCGTCTTTCGGTGACACATATGGAATATGAATTGATTCGCTATCCCATTTTAATATATTCTCTGAACGATCACAATAGATCATAAACCGTCGTTCCCACATTGACCTATATATAACATTCTTTTTATCAAGTTTAGATTTGTCTTTGGGTATATACTTTCCTTTAATTGCGGTGTTTCTCATTTTACATCCATAAGTCTGTGTAGTGCTTACCAAACAATGAAAATCCATCTTTAGTATTTTGCCAACGTTCATCAGTCCAATAGTCTATGTCACTATTTTCATCTCCAACGACACTTTCAAAAGCATAAATCATTTTGTCAATTGCATCTGCCCAATCATCAAATTCCTCAAATTCCTGTGGATAACTTTGCGAACCATCTTGTAACTGTTCTAGAGCAGGAATAATTATCAATGCTAGTGTAAGATCTAATGCCCATGTATCCCACGGATGTATTTCTACATCAATGTCTTGAGTACCATCTTCTTGTAGCTCACCAATAATTGCTCTCATTTTATATTCCTCGGCCTGCCGTCATCATCAAGGGCAACATTTACAAAATCCCCACACGCTACTTTGTCATTACCTACGTATACGTCAATGTGTACGGTTGCAGATGTTGTCCCTAACTTTACAATGTGTCCATAGCAAGAGACTAAATCTCCTATTTGTACACACTTAAAAAATTCTATATTATTAACTGCTCGGGTAGCACTCTTTCCTTCTGGCGCTATATGTGCAGATGCCAAGTCCATTAAACCCATAAGCCAGCCACCAAATATATCGCCCCGAGCATTGGTGTCTCGCGGCATTGCTGATACTTGTATAACTAACTTACCTAGTAATTGGTTAAAAGCCATTTAATTGTCCTTGGATATAATTCATGCTCCACTTTGTGTATTCGTTGTTCTAAATCGTCTAAACTATCATGATTGAGTATAGGAACTCTTGTTTGCTCTATAATAGAGCCAGTGTCCATTCCCGCGTCTACATAATGTACTGTAACGCCGGTCTCATTAATTCCTGCGTCAAATGCTTGTTTAATAGCACCCGCCCCCTTGAACTCTGGAAGTACGGATGGATGAATGTTTATTATATGAGATTCCCAGCGTTGTACAAAACCAGGGCTCAAGAGTCGCATAAAGCCGGCGAGTACTATTAAATCTATTTTATGTTCTTCACATACATTTGTTATTTTATGTTCTAATCGTTTAAGGCTAGACAATACGTATGTAGGTATTCCTGCCTCTTCTGCTCTTGTTAATCCATAGGCATTCGGTTTGTCAGACAAAACATACTTAACAGGCAATTTTGCGTCTAGAATTGCCTGCAAGTTTGTTCCTGAACCAGATAGTAATACTACTATTCCTGACACTACGCCTCCGAGTAACTTGAGTTTAAAATTTCACTAAATCTTTGAGCGTCATCGCCCAATCTCTGTAGGTTATGTCTGCCACAAAACTTCATAAAATGAATCCCTACATTAGTATTTTTCTTCGCTGTAATACCGTTTATAGTTTCATTCATTTGTTCTCTAATATTGTCTGGTTGTTCCATTAAATCAATGAGTCTTTTATTGCGCTCGTAATCATCCTTTACTCTATGCTCAATATTGTTATGATCAACCCAACGTTGAAGCATCATATTGTTCCAAGCAAAACCTTGATTGGTTCTGTCTTCAAATGCTTCTTTTAATTTGTTCTTTCTAATACGTGGATACGCACTAAAAACGTTATCACTAGCATCACCCCTCATACACTTTTCAAATAATAACCACTCGGGGTTGGGTATTTCTTTTGGCTCTTTGGTCTTTTTATCTATGACCATGTCGCCTTTCTTATTAAAAATACCATCAATTGTTATTAGTTGATCGGTAATGCCATTGTATTGTTTAACGTTATCTGTTATAAGTTGATAAAAATCACTATCACTGCTTATAATATAGTGTTCATCAAACGGGTGATTTTGAATAAATCCCGCAATTAAATCATCTGCTTCTAATACGCTATTTTGTATTACTGAGCAATTTGTTTTATTTTCTAAAAATGTAACAAACTCAGTAAACACTTCCCAAAAGAGTTCATCTTCTTCCTGCTCTCTTTCTGTAAGTGCTTGCCGTGCTACGACCCTATTCTTTTTGTAAGGCTCGTAATAATCTTTACGCCAACTACGTCCTTCTAAACAAAAGATAACGTGGTCAGTTTTAAATTCTCGCCATACTTTAGCAACACTATTNAGCGTCACGTGTATAGCAAGTCCTAGTTTAGTGTCAGAATCAACACTCTTTGCTACAACATGCCTTGCTCTAAAAAACATGTTAGCAGTATCAATTAATAGATATCTCATAGTAGCACTCTATGGAATTGAAGTTACGGCCACCCCAGGTGATGGCCGCTGACTTCTGTTGGTGAATTAAGCTTTCTTAGTAAAAAGCCAATATAGGGTTGCAGCTGCTACTAAACCAACTAGACCGCTACTACCTAGTGAACTCACTAGTCCTATAATATTACCTACAACATCACCGGGCAAGAACGCCACTGATGGTCCAAAGATTATTTGGACAATTACTGCTAAGGCGATTAGTGATACACCAACTTCTGTTAGTTTAGTCACCCACCCTAGTATGTTGTCTACCATGCCAGCCATATTATTACCTCCTGAGGTTTTATTGAATGTGCATAATTGATGCACTGGCAAATCATAATTACATAATTGTAACTATAATCTATATAGTATAACAGATTATACTATCTGTGTCAATCTATTCAGCAGAATACGAGCCCATGCTTTGTGAGCGTCTGGACCATAGTATTCTGTGCCTGGATTGAAAAAGAGATTCTGTTTTGTCAATTGAGAAACCATAGTTTCCTGTGGTTCATACGGACCGATATAAGAATCTCCAAAATCATATCGATTATTTTCCTGAACATTCAGACAATTGACCGTATTAAACATAAGGTGTTTTGTTTTAGTATTATTTAATTGTTCATGTAATTGTATTACATCTTTTAGTAGGCTTTCATGTCCGCGTAATAAACCATCCCAGTTTTCCCAACCTATTATAGCGATTACGTCTTGTGGGTGTGGTTTAGTATTAACATACCGCATAGTAGTCGTCATAATAGTTTCATTATTATAATTTGCTTTTGATATATTAAAACTTCCTATTTTCATTACAGGTGTTATATGTATTTGCCATGCGTTTGTTTTATTATCTGGATGTGGAACATCACCAAGATGCATCCACGATTGATCGTCATGTGCATATGAGTAATCATTAACACACTTTACGGCCGCTGTGTGCGCGCCACCAACACAAATAATACTACTCATTTTTCCCGATCCACTTCCAAGCGTCTATCCATTTTTTACCAATGTAAATCAATGCTATTAATATTAATAATATAACTGCATCACCATACCAAGGTAAGTCAGTATTAAGACTTACTCCACCTACATTTAATCCAGTGTCAGGTGCTGTTTGTTCTACGGAAACAGTATTATCGTCAGTATTAATTGTAATAGTCTTGCCTTCACTCATTCGTATTCTCTCCTACCGCCTTCTATTTCTTTTCCTTGTACAATGCTTTCTGCAAATACTTCATCATCATATGTTTCTAATGCAATTTGTTTGCACAAGTCTTGGAACCATTGGTCTACTACATCTTCATCTGTATCGCCAACTAATCCATGCTTGCGTAACATGGCCGGAAAATGTTCATTCCAGTCTAATTCAAAAGAACCATTGCGTGGATTATCTTCATCTACTTCCACGTCAACAACAGTAAACCAAGGCTCTTCATCTTTAGTTGCTTGTTCTTTTGGTGTTAGTTTTGTTTTTTTAGGAGCAGATTCTGTTTTTGGTGCTGGCTTAGGCTTTCTAATTGCCTTCCCTAATTTATCAAATATTCCCATTATTGTATTACCTTGCCTTCTTTTTCCTTAATCGCTAATGCCATAGCAACTCCCTCGGGTGTTAATGTAACGTAATCTTCATACATTTCTTTCCAAATAGCAGAGGGTTTTATTCCAAGACGTTCTAATAATGATCCAATTGATATTTCAGTTAAGCCTTCTTTTTTACATTCTAATAAAACTTGTAACATGAGTTCTTCTACCTTTGGATCTCCTTGCTCCATCGGTAAGTTACTTAAATATTCTGGTAAGTCCATTACGTTCCCCATGCGTTTCCGAATAAGTCGGAATGTAGTCTTGGACTGTATTTTAGTCCATATTTCATTGCTAGATCTGCAACGTGGCGTGAATTAAAAGAGTAATCTTCATAGCATCCGCCTACTGGCATTACATACACTGGACATTCTACTCCAGCACTTCTGTATGCCTCAACAGCCTCCAACACTTCATAAATACCCTCTTCATTATCTATCACGAATTTAAAATACATATCTGATTTCTGAACAGCAGAGTATTCTTTCGCTATCTCTGGATTAATAGCATCCGACCACTTTTCGCCACTTGTTGATAGTTTAGGACTACAGGACCAAGTGATCCATGGCCTGTTTGTGCTTGCGAAAAAGTCATTCCATCGTAATGGCTGTGTGGTATTTGTCTCAAATGTCATATGCTTTAAACTAGACATCATTGGGTCCTTGAATAATGTCGGATATATACGTTGCCATAGCATAGGCTCACCACCTGTTACAACTAAATGTATTTCTTCCCACTGGTTGCGTGGTGTTATGCTTAATAAATCTATTACTACATCGTCTATCGTAGTTGTTGTAGCAAACCGTTTAAAACGTGGATCCCAACTAGCATAACTATCACAACCTGTTTTAACTAATGGTAATCCATCCATTGATGTATAATCATCTGGATTAATCCAATTACGTTCTTCGCTTAATTGTCCTGCTGGCATTCCAAAGCCTTGGCATTTGAAGTTACAACCAAATAAACGTAGGAAAACACTCGGAGTCCCTACCCATCTACCTTCGCCTTGCAGGCTGTAGAATATTTCAGTATATCTAACTTTCATTTTTCTTTCCTTTAGATTTATTCCATTCTTCTAACCATTCTTCATGCGTGACCATGTAGTGTGGACCGATAATAAATCTCTTTGCTAAAAGCCGTTCTTTTTCGCGTTCTTTCTCTCTTTCAGGATACTCATTTACTATTATAACAATATTTTTGAGATTGTCAATGGTATTTGCNTCATANGGAGACCTATAATAATGCCGCTCATTAAGNTTATCTAAACATCTTTGAGCAAGCTCTTTAATATCTTCCAAGTCATCGCGCATAACTTTCTATGTACCTTTTAAGCGTTGTAGAGATCTACGGTGCACCATCCATGGCAGATCGATTTCATACAATCTCTCCCAATCTGGAAAACCAATTGGTAATACTTGTAGCCATAATACTCTGAGTTCTTCCAGCAAGTCCCAACGCATCTTGTTAGACTCTAGGTCTAAATAACTTAACATAATAGTTATAGAATCTTTAAACTTATATTCATCTAGAATGCTTGACATATCGAATACGTGATAATGTTTTGATTTTCGCGCAAGATTCGAGTTTTCGGTATACTCGCAGGGTTTCTGTCTTATATCCAAAATCCATTTATAATTTTTGAGGAAAATAGTTTTATGGTTTTCATATTTAAAATATGGATCATGACTCATGATAGAGTGTACTAAGGCAAAATAATAGATATCCTGCTTTGTTAACATAGACCACACATTCAATTCTGATCTAATTGAGGAATTGGGATCATCAGGTTTTTCGCAATGACCGAATACTTCTCCCCTTACGTGTTTTAAGTCAAAGTCAGGATCAAGTCGTAAATCTTTAGCATCAAATCCACCAGTAATATTTTGATCTATAAATTCCATATGTTGTTTTTTTTTCATACTTAATAAAAACAATGCTTTAATACAATTATAACTTTTCTCAGGCGTCAATTTTCCGTTCATTTTTGCATTCGCCAAAACTTTGCACGGTAATATTACTTTAGGATGCATGCCTAGGCAGTTAACAATAAATCTAGCACCTGTCCATGGATGAAAAGGTATTACAATAAGTTTGTCCGTTTTTCTGTTAATTAAATCTTCATCAGCTAATCTCATTTTTTCATTACCTTGCATAACTTTCTATGCCGCCTTCTCTGTGTATGTCTAGTGTTAAACAATGTAATCCACCATCCCAAAAGAATCTATGTCTAAACGGTGCTACTATGGGTTCTATATTGTGTGATCTAAACCACTTAAACAAATCTTTGTTCTCTGTAATACATAATACAGTTTCTGGGTTGATCACTAACACATTAACGTCCCATACAGTTTCCTCGCAAAAGCCTACCCATTCTGAAAACCACGCATCCACAAAATCAATTAATTCATCATTGTGCTCTTCACCTGGCACCCACCATTTTCCATTTACTTTTTCTCTAATCTCCAAAAATGGAGACATATCCGGCCATTGAGCATCAGGCAAGTAAAATACATCCCAATTTGGAAAGTATTTTTTAAAATTTAAAGCTTCTCCATTGCTAATCCAAGCACCAGGTTTAATTGGATTATAAATTCCATCACTATGCCCATCATTGAAAGCAGTTATGATTTTATAATCTTTAAATCGTTCTTTAAAATATCTGTATGTTGGACTAGGTAATCCATCTAAAATAATAGTGTCTCCTAATCTAATAATGTTTGGTCCGTTACTGATACAATTTTCAATATTAATTGGAAACTCTTTAATTACTTCTCCGTCATATCCTTCAATTTCTTCAAATAAGTTTTCATAAAATATAGCCGAAGAACAGCCAGCTCCATATGATTTAGAATATAACTCCCGATCAATTGACCTAAGTTTATACATTGTATCATCTACAACAATTTGATCATCACGGGGAAATAATGGTGGCCGAGTCAATGTTCCGGGGTCAGCATATATATCATAAGAATTGAGCCAATTCTGAACCCCTTGCTTATCTATTAATCGTGGGAAATATCTTAAAACTTCATCAATATTTACATTTAACTCATCATCAACACACGCACCGCCGACTTTATATATGTTGTAAATATGATCAAAATCGAATATTCTTGGACGTTTAACTGTGACATTATAATTCTCTAGTATTTCACGTATGTTATCTAAATCTTCTATAGTTTCTTCTGTTATTTGTCTAAGAATATTTTTTACTTTTTTGTTATCAACATAATCAAAAAAGTCAGGACGATAACAGTCACCAAGCCAACATTCAACTAATGGCTGAAATCCTGTATTGCAATTTATTATAGCCAACCTTTAAAGCCAGCGTCAGGGTTAGTATAAATGGAACTGTTCTTGTCATTTTCTCTTGCTTCTACACTAATAACCCATGCTCGTCCTCTTGTTCGTTCCCGCAACCATTCATCTGCCCACATACAAATACGGAATGCTGTGCCTTCCATACCCGGACCTTCTTCTTGCACAATTAACTTACATACTCCTGCATCGTGCATTGCTTGGAATGTTTCCATCCACGGATCATCATGATCAACTACAAATGTATGATCATAATTTTCATCTAACCATTGTTTTACTCCATCCAAGTCACCATAGTCGACAAGAAACCCTTCCTTTGTCATTGTCTGTGCACCAAATACAAAATGAAAACTACGACTATAGCCGTGTATCAAATGACAATTTCCGTCGTGCTTATGTTGTCTATGAGCACATGGAAAATTATAAAAACTCTTTGTTGATGTAAACTCTGGAACGTCACTCATTACATATCTCCTATAATATATGTGCGTGTTCTAACGCTTCATATGCAAACCAAATACCAAATAATAAAAATGTATATCTTGTAATATTAAATAAATTATGTTGTATTATTTTTCTTTTCATTATTATTGGTGTTGCTATTACTACGACCACTATTGCTATTATAGCACCAATTAACTTAGATGTAAAGTCTCCTGTATCCATAAACAAGAATGTATTAATCTCCATACTCTCACGGAAATAGATAATAAATATCGCACTTGCACCTGCAAATACTCCAATACCTTTCCGTGCTTCTTTAACATGTTTACTAATATGTTCCTGTATGTTTTTCGAATTAAAAAACAGATACAACATTAATAATGCGAGCACACCGTACGTTGCCCACTCATACGGTTCAAGTATCTCACCTAGAATATAACCTCCACTAACGCCTGTAATAAGTCCTGCTATAGCAGATAATATTATTGGCATTGTAATAGTTAGTGAACCTATTATTAAATAGGTTAAGAATACTATTTCTAATACTTCTCTACCTACATATACAAAACCACTAATTATATTTTCCATTACATTTTCCTATCATGATTATGAAAAACTGGGTGTATTACTATAAGAAAATAAAGCATTGATCCAAAGGGCATAAAACATATCATACCAATTGCCCATAGCATTTTACGTCCAAACGTCATTTCTCTGTGGTATAATTCCCATAGTGTATATACTGCCAATGCTAAACCAAATGCCACTCCAAATTCCATCATAATTGACATCCTGCCAAATCAAAACATAATATTACTACTACTATTATGCCTAATATGTATTGTGTTCTTTGTTTCATTACCAATTCCTATAATACCACCAACATTCCCATGGGAATACAACCCACGATGGGTCTTCTATTTTGTTAATTGAACGAGCAGAATATTTTACATCCTTAAACTCACTACCTTCATTGTCAATTAATACGGCAAATCTAATATTCCGCCGCCACAATGCTTTGTTTTCTGCTGGCATATGTACATATGCCAGCGCTGGCATATGTACTGCCTCGCCATATAAATGTGGCTCTATAGTGTTCTCCCAATCATTTACCATCCATTGGAAAGTTGCGCCAGTGTCATTTATATCATCTATGATAAGAATTTGTTTGCCTTCCAGTGCATCTAATGGTATTTCAGGATTAGATTGTTGTTGTACATTATCGCGCAACCTAACATCTTGTATAACCATAGGACGATTAAGATAATGACTTAGCATTACCGCAGGTAATAAACCACCTCGCGGTATGCCCACTATATAATCAGGTGTCCAGTTGTCTGTATTCATTTGATAACAAATATCTAATACATATGACTTAACATCTTGCGTATCAGTATCTATAATTTTAGTCATACTCTGTGTACCAATTGCATAAACTCTGCTCTGTGTGCTGTATCTGTTTTATACCGCCCACCTAGTTTGCTTGTAATAGTAAATGAACCTGTGTCCTCTACTCCTCTATGCTTAACACAGAAGTGAGCGGCATCAATTATCACAGCAACTTCTGGTGTATCTAAGATATAACTGAGTGCGTGATAAATTTGTTCTGTTAAACGTTCTTGTATTTGTGGTCGTTTAGAAAAGTATTCTACAATCCTGTTTAACTTGCTTAAACCTAATACTTTTTGATTTGGAATATAACCTACGTGTGCTTTACCGTCTATAGCAACTAGATGATGCTCGCAAAAAGAAGACACTTGTATGTTCCTTTCTACAACCATCTCATCGTAGTCTATTTTGTTTGCTACTGCTGTGCATTTAGGGAATGTATCTGGATGTAATCCCCAAAATATTTCGTTGACATACATTTTAGCAACACGTTTAGGCGTGTCAAGTAAACTGTCGTCTGATAAATCCATCCCCACAATCTCAAGAACCTCTCGCATTCTGCTTTCAATTGCTTCAATCTTATCTGTTCTTGACAGAGTATACAGATTTGAGGTGACAGGCGTTTCAAGGCCTAATGCTGATAAATGTGCGTGGACTTGCTGACCCAACTCAGGGTCAGTCTTTGTTTTGTTATAACTCATTTTCCTTCCTTACTCGGTTGTTGTTTTACATCAGTTACCTTTGTGTAACTCTACTAATATTTATATGTCTAGAATGTTGTCAAACATAATATCGGCACTTAAGAAATTATGTGTTAATACCTCTACTTGTTCATCCAAGTATTCTTTTTTCACAATGTCATAGTTATCACATAATTCCACAACAAAATTTTCTAAATCTTTTTTATGCTCTAGATAGTTACCATAACTTTCAGTCCATATACTTGGATACTTAAATACATCCTTGTACATTTCACTATAACTTGCTCTGTCCGGAACGATAGGAATAGCACCTGCTAAACATCCTTCCATCATACTAATACCCAAATTCTCATGTAGGCTACAACTAAACACCGCCTTTGCTCGCCCCATTTCTTCGTAGTATTTTTCTTTACTTAAATCTAACTGCTGAGTAATTAAAACACTATACGGACGTAAATTAAGATCTTCTACAATTTCAGGCTGTTTATCCTCGTTATAACGATGCGGCCACATAATAGTATCTTGTTTCGGGTTATCATAATACTGTTGTAATTGTTTTACAATAGGATTATGTGGTTGCCCACTACGTATCGCCTTGTTGTGATATATGTCAGGTATTTCCAAGTTGTGTAAAAATATGTTTTTGTGGAAATTACTTGCATAATAATTATAGTCACATGCCATATACCACGCTTTTTCTTGTAAGTGTGGCCATGGTTTGGACATCTTTAAACCCAATATGTCAGTTGGATCGTATGCGCCTGCATGCCAAATACCGTGTATCTCTACAGGTATGTCAAGCAGTTCGCTCATATATTTGATGGGCGTTACTATGAAGTTCCAAGCATCAGTAATAAGGAATTTGTCGTCGGGGAGGATGAGACCCTTACTAAACAATTCACTTACTTGCGCGGTTTGGCTAGCCTTGTACTCATTTGTTTTTCCGAAGTCAAGGAACGCACCGCTGGTGGTTTTATCTTCAACAGTAACCCCATCAATAGTTTCTACACAATATTCTAAATTGTGTTCGGCTATCTTCTCATTGAGAAGTGATGGAATATTATCGTACCATTGTTTTGTATAGCGTTGATCTATAGGTTCAATGGGTATAATATAAATTGTATTCATTGGTATAATCTTGTAATATCTTCTTCGTCACATTTGTCACCATATTGTACTTCTACAATGCTTAATTCCTGTCTTGAGGGATTAATTAATTGATGCCAAGTATCTGCTGGTATAACTAATGTTTCAGTTTCATGTAATATAACAGTAGTGCTATTATCTTCTATTAAATCTTGCTCTAATGTTTTACTACCCCGTGGGTAATCTTCACTAAGTATCACCCTTGCTACGCCACTATTAACGCACCAAAATTCGTTTCTATATTCATGTTTTTGAAAACTTAAACACATACTAGGACTAACTACTAGTTCTTTTACTTTAACTTCGTTGAAGTCGCCTAGAACTCTGTAATATCCCCATACGCGATGTTCCTTTTGAACTTCTTTAAGAATTTCGTGAATTTGGGTATTCGCGTTTTTTGTACTCTCTGTTGTCATGACGCTTGTTATCGAATCGCTTTTTATATTGGTTAAAGGGATAGCCAGGCCATTGACGTGCCTTGCCCGTATCTTTCCATCTAAGGAAATCATCATAAGGAGTTTTTCCCTTATATAGATGTGCCTCGTTAAATACCCGCCCAAACTCCCTACAAAAATTGCGGTATTCATCTAGATCTTCAAAGACCTTTATAACTGCTTCTTTCATTGTTATTATTCTGCGGCTAAGGTTATAGGATAGACGCAATGGCAGCCGTTTTCGCCATCTTCGCCTACTTCGATCCATACTTCTCTATCTGGGTATTTGTCGTTAATAGCCATATAAAGATCATCAGCAATCATCTCACAGGACTTGTAGTCCAGTTGTAATGTGCCTGCATACAAGTTTTCCATCCAACGCTTAAACTGGATAAATTCAATATCCCTGTCATCGTGGAATACTTGTATAGTAACTCTAAAGTGGAATGTGTGGCGATGCGGATATCCAAGAAAGGATACATCATACTCATCACCAGTTGCTAGTGCGGGGTCTTCCAAAGCGGCAGGGTATTTGTGTATGCCTTCTTTTTGGAATTTAACCCAAATCATCTTGGGCATTTGTTGGACTTTTTCTGTCCTTAATTGACGTCTATGATCGTCTATGTTGAATACTTCATTCATAATTAACTCACAGGTTCAGTTGATACGTGTTCTTCTTTTCCATCTACCCCTTCCCACGATTTGTGGTCGGGCATTGGGTCCTTTTGCTCTGTTATGTTGGGCCATATTCTAGAGTATTTGTCATTGAATTCTGCCCAATCTATACTGCCAGTTTGCGTGTATTCATTGTCTGGTACAATGGCTTCAATGGGACATTCAGGCTCACATATACCACAGTCAATACACTCGTCTGGATGTATAATTAGCATGTTTTCGCCTTCGTAAAAGCAGTCCACCGGGCATACTTCTACGCAGTCCGTTAATTTACATTTAACGCAAAGTTCATTAACTATATATGTCATAACGTAATTATACTATGACCACTTGATATTGTCAAGTAAAGATGAGTGTCCTTCTTTGTATTGTATCACTACATTTCCTTTGGCGTCAATACCGTCCCAAGTGAAATCTTCGCCATATATCAGACCTAATGTGCCCAGATGGTTGCATAGCATAGCAACTGCTTCAACGGTTCTGTAGCTGGCGTTTAGTGCGCCGCCTTCTACAGTTTTACCCGATGTTTCTCCTATCCATCTATCACGGACAGTAACTTTATTAATATTAAACCTTCCGATTTCCATCAGTATACTGATTTAATCTTATCCGCAACACCATACTTTACTGCCTCGTCAGCATTAAGCCATACATCTTGTGGCGGTAACAATACTTCACGAATCTTCTTTTCAGTAAGTCCAGTACATTTTTTATAATGTGATAACATACGTTCTGTACTCATTTCAAATTCTCGCACAACTGCGAATAATTCGTGTTCTTTACCTCTACTGCCCCAACTATATTGGTGACTTAATATGCTAGTATTTGGTGTAATTGTTCTATAGCCTTTTTGCCCTGCCATAAATGTCAGTACGCCACAAGAAGCAATCATACCTAATCCTATTGTGCGTACAGGAATAGAAGATCCCTTCATAACATCTATTAAAGCAAATGCGTGTGCAACTTCACCACCAGGACTATTAATCATTAGTGTAAGATATTTTGGTTTTAATTTTGTAGGTAATACGTTTTTCTCAAGTATAAACCTAATTGCCATACCACATGATTCTTCATTAAAGTCAGTCATAAACATATGAATGTTATTATCATATAGTGGATCACCGCTTGGTTGCGGGCCACGTGGGCGTTGTGGTTTTGGACCTGCTTCTGTATCCTTATCCGCGGCCGCGTTCTTAACTGCTTTTGCTTTCTTTTTCTTTACTGCCATGTTTTTGCTCCTCTATATCATTGATTCGTTTCTCTATAGGAAATCGAATTATATTATTATGTTGTTTGTTTAGTTCTATACGTTGCTGTATATACTCTAAAAGTGTCATTACTCAAATAAGTTATGAAATGACTCCTCTGCACTATATACTTCCTTGGCCATCACTTCATCCTTTCCCATTGGTTCTATGCCTAATTCATCTGCATAGGCTTCAGAAGTATTTACCCCTTGGATGCGTGTAAACCATCTACTATATTTCTCTACTTCAGCAATGGCATTAGCATGATCTTTCTTAGAAAATATCTCGTGAATCACTTCTGCTATGTGAGCGCCATTTGGTGCTATTAATTGTTTAGGCATTATTCCTTGATCATAACATTCATTTGCTCGCTGTGTTGCTAAAATATGCAAGTAAACATTGTGTCCCATTTGTAATGCATAACTAAAACTATCCCAACTTGTTCTTCCTTCCTTTCCTATTTTATTTAAATCACCTGGGCCATACGGACACACGTCATTCATTTGTATTCTTTCGCTTATAGGACTTGGTTCCCAATCTCTGTCAGGAAATTCAATATTGTAATCAAATATTCTTGTATCTGTTGAATACTTTTTGTCATCTACTGCTTTAAGCATTCTATAAGTCCAACCCTTGCGTAAATGGTCAGTGTGTATGCTTGTATACATCGTGCCATATGCTGTTGCTAAAAACGGTGATGCACAATCATATGATAGTATAATGTCTGGGTTTATTTTATCACGTATTTCACGTTGAAATGATGTGAGCACAATACTCCAAAGCAATTCACCTGTGCCCAAGTAATGCATCCATTCTGTCTCACCTAAAAATCCATCCTCACGCATTTTCAATAGTCTGCGTATAGCAATCTCTACATCCTTTTTATTGATAGAACTTAATGCCCATCCCTCAAAGTTTGCCTTCTCGCCTGTGCTGTATGGTTTAACGGCCTCATACCATTCCTCACATTGCTTCCAATTGTTGCCTTGTAATACGTTTAAAAACTTTGTAGCACCTGGCTCACGTGCTTGTGCGAAGTAATCATTATTGTTTAACGTGCCTTGCAAGCATTTTTGCCAAGTATCAAGTCCGTGTAAATGTGAGTGAGTAACACTAAACGTAGGTAAGTCAAGAACCATTGAGTAATCAAATGTGCCTTCTAAAAACCGTAATACTTTTTCGCGTATTTCGTCAGTTTTCTTATCAACACCGTATGGTTCCAGCCATTCTCCCATCCACACACCCTTGGATATTTGGAATCCACCGCTGTCACCTACTAATACAGTGTCTTGTGCTCTATTGCGGACCATGTCCTCTTTAGCAGAGAACTTATCTAAATTCATATCAGCATGACCCGCAGAATACAATGCCCAAGGATACTTAAAATATCCTTCACGCATATTAAGGAAGTTTAAGCCTTCTATACCACTAGTAAAACGAGACGGAATTCTATCTTGGGGTACAAATTCTTCGTATCGTTGTTTGCCTACATATGCGGCATAAAAACTACTAATGGCTGGTAAGTAGATGGCATAGTTTCCCTGTGTTTCTACAAGGTTTTCTCTCATTTACTTTGTGCTGGTAATATATAATTGTATTTTGCTAAACCGCTATCTACTAGTACCCGCAATGCGCCTTTATCGCTAAATGACATTACTTTGTCGCCAGTTAAATGTAAAATCTTTAACACTTGCTGTACTGGCCACGTCCATCCTGTTTTTAATGAACTACCTATACTTGTTTCAAACACAAACTGTCCTGCGTGTGTACTATGATCACCAAACTCAAATATTAAATTCTTTTTATCAGTCTTAACTGTAAATACATCTTCCTCTGAGTTTACTTGTGCTTGATAGCCAAAACGCATAATTGCTGGAGTATTTGGCTCAAACTCAATATCCCATTCGACGCCTTTAAACTTTACGCTTTTAAGTTTGTTTTCTATAATTTCAGCGTTCATAAATCTGTAATCGTTTTGGAAGTCACCTGCTTTGTTCTCAAAGTGAATACCTGTAGGAACCACTTCACCATTGCGTTCCTGTTGACTAAGTTCTAACTTCGCATCTTCCTTATATTCAGGAATCTTTAATAACGTGTCTAGTTTATTAAGGTTTGGCATACCAAACGTGCCTATAAACTCTGACACTGGGTCGTGTGTTTCTGCTTGTAACACGACACTCCTATCCTCAGCCATAGACTCTATTGTCGTATCCGTTGTTGTGCCGGTTACCTTAATAATTTCTAAATAGCCTAAGGCGTGTGTATGACTAATTACATCTGCTAAAATATCTTTCATTGATTATTCCTACGTTAAAGTTATATTATAGAAAAATAGTGATTTTCTACATTAAAGTATATTATATTATAAAATTGATTAATTGTCAAGGTATTGGCTCTTGATCATGAACTTTTAGATAACCAATACTAGGTGTGTGTTTAATTCCTTTTGCTAATTTCCCAGGTTTTCTGATTATAACCCAACTTAATCTAAATTGGTAATCTGATTCCTCAATAACGTCAAAACCATTTTTATTGGCCAATCCTTCCATTAATTCTCTAGTCATATAACAATAATGTTTGTTTTCGAACTGCTCTGCTGATTTTTCTAATAAACAATTAGCATAACTTAAAATAGCAGTTCCACCAGGCATTAATATATCAAATATTCCTACTAGATATCGGTTAATAATGTCATATGGCAGAAATTCAAGATGGTACCAGCTAAACACAAATGCAAATGCGTTTTGCGGCAAATAACTAAAATTAGCATCTTCTAATTGATACACTCTAATTCGTCGTTTATATACGTTATTAAATTGGGATCTAACATATTCAATTGGTGTTAAATCTGGTCCAATTAAGAATAACGGATCCATACCTACTAAATCCCTTGTCCAAAAACTAGACCGCGGGCCTATTTCACACCCAGGATATTGAAAATCTATATTCTTTTTAATTTTAGTCATTATTAGAGCTTTTAATTCATCACGCCAGAAATCATCAGGAATTATCTCAATATCGGTATGTTTTTTCGTTTTTTCATAATTAGCATAACTCTGTTTTAATCGTGGTGGTTGTATTTTTGTATAAAAAGTATTTTGTAATTTTAAATCAACATTTCTAATTTCAAGTTCTAAATTTTTTAATTCCTTATTAAATTTTGTTAATATGGTCTTATTATATTTTATTGTACTATTATCTATTATTTGATTTATATCATCAAAATTTTCATTAATATCTTCAGTATTAAGTTTATCTAATAACTCACGCTCTTTAATATATTCTAATAAGTTCATAATTCAAATAAATCATCAAATGTACTGCGTGATGTGCCTTGTCGCAAATCCCACTTCATAACATTTAATAGATTCCCTATTTTTTTATCGATAATTGTTTCTTCCATAGCAATATGATCAAATGGAAGTTCTTTAAACCAGTCTGGTAACCTTACTTCATCAATTGGATAGGCTACACTGGTTATGCCCATTGGATTGCTCTTTAACTTACATACTATAGTCTTTTGGCCATCCATTATTTGCATACTATACTTGTCGCTATTCATATCCCGCAGGTTATTCCAGTTCATTGCCGCTCTGACATGCCCTGGCATATTTGCTTTACCTTCGCGTTCTTCACGTTTAGTATACATTGTTAAATTATTTACCCGTTTCGGAGTTCCCTTTTCCCATCCTGGTTTGTCAGCAAAGTCAAACTTAAATGCTTTAATTTTCTCTATAATCTCTGCTTCTTTTATATTTGTTAAAACATCTAGCAATAGTATATTTAGAAAGTCTTGCATAATTACTGGCGTATCTGATCTCTTTAAGTCCATGCCCATTGCTTTTACCTTGCCAGGGCCGTCTTGATCTACACGTTTACCTTCTAAATCATATATAAGAGTAGCATATCGCTTCTTAGTTATAAACAAACCACTACTTGCAACAATCTCACGCTCACACTTAATAATGTCACCTAATTCCTTTGTACAGTTAAAACTCTGTGCCATAAATGCTGGAAATGATTTATTAACTTCCTCTGCTACGTTATCATACAATTCAATAACTGTTTCTTTATCCCACGGAATGTTGCCTGCATCTATATCCTCTTTAAGTATATCATATGTTGAGAAATAACAACTGTCTGTGTCGCCATATATAATAGCATCACCATCATGCTCATAATTGCCTGTTATAATTTTGTTTATATAACTTGCCATGTGCTTTGTGATAGTTCTGCCACATAATGTAGTGCTTTGTCCTAAACGCATGTCAAAGAATCTACAATATGGATTTAACAATGCACCATATAAACTATTTAGATTAATTTTCTTTACAAGTTGCCTTTTATCCCAAAATACAATATCTTTTTGTGTCTTGGCTTTGTGCAATTTTGTTTGCATTTGCTTACGTTCAGCATACCACTTTTCCAACAATCCAGGAATAATTCCTTTTCTATCATTCCTAAATAATGTGCCATTTGCACTTAATAGTAATTTGTTGCCATGCTTACCAAACACAATACCGTGTATATCTAATGCTGTTTTAACTTCTTCCTTGCCATCTTCCCAGTCAATAGTAATTTCTGTATTTGACTCTCTGTTCATTACTGCTTCATATTCTAACGAGCCAAACTGTCCTTCCCAGCCATCTGATTGAGTTTTGCCTGATGCAATAACACTATTGATATGATTCTGCGTCATAGTAGGACGCAATTGTCCTATGATAGTTTCTGGACTCATGTTTAATGCTCGTATAGCACTTGGATACAGACTGTTTATATCCACTGAGCCAATCCAATGATGTAATCCTTTCATGGGCGTTGCTACATATGCACCAGCGGCCGTAACCGTTTTGCTGTCATCCCTGTCAGGTTTATTAGGAACTACTAAACCTTGTGCGTGTGCTTCATTAATAATCGCTTGCTCTGTTACTGCTACTGCCCCCATTGTTGTGGGTAATAGCACAGTGTTTTGATGTGCCAGTTCGTTTGCTAGGTCAATAAATCTTAATTTCTCATCCATACGCACAATAAGCATAACATCCTGCCTGTTATACTCTATAAACTTTTCAAAGTCTGTATTGTATAATTGGTCTAACGTGCCTTCATATGGAATTTTCTTGTCTTGTAATTCATACTCCGCTACTGTGTCGAGACTATAACTGTGCATCTCATGATATGTATATTTGCGATACAATTCTAAATAGTCTAAATGCACTCTGCCTGTCAATTTAAAACTTATTTGTTCGCCCCCGTATTTCTCATATGAGAATTTTTTTGGGAATTGATCCCATAAACAAAAGCGCCTTGTATCATCTTTACTTAATACACGAATAACTCTATTAACGAGATATGGCAAGTCATACCCTTCACTGTTCCAGCCAGTTATGATATCACTATCTTCTATTAAGTCTAAAAATGTTTGTAGTAGTTGTGCTTCGCTGTTATAGACAAATGTATTTTCAAAGTTCTTTACAACACCTTGTGCTATATCCTCATGCATTGTTTTTGGTTTCAATGCTAAAGTTATCAATTGTTGTAATTGACCGAGATATACTGTAATTGCAGTTACTGATGCAGTAGGATCTTCTGGTTGACTAAATCCCTTTTCAGGATCAAAGTCGGCCTCAATGTCTACGTAGCAAATATTAAGAATAGGAGAATCGGCGTCAAGATAATTATCAGCAAGACACCTAAAGATCGGATTAATGTCACTTTCATAAGTTTGATTCCTACTATTAATTTTGAGTTCTCTATTAAACTCTTTTTTGTTTTTAGAATAAAATCTACTAACAGGTCTGTCGTGTATAGTTTTATGCTTTCCTTTTATATCATCATAATAGAAAACATACTCTACAGGATACTGTTTGTATTGACGCTTGCCGTTAATTCGTTCTGCAACGTTAATACATTCTTGTTCTTTATCTAAATAAGCATCAATATACATTAACTAATTATAGCAGAAAAGTGTAGAAATTACAAGCCTTTTACCTTACTATCTACCATTTCTTTAGCAACTTGTGTAGTTGGTTTGTCTTCTTCTTGACTGGTTTTAAGTATATCATACGCTTTTTCATGTAGTGCTAATAATTTTGGCTTTACCATTGGATCATCCCATTCTATATCAAGTGTTGTTGTTATATCATGCGTTATATTGGATGCGGCACTAATAAAAATCACACCGCCGGCATTAGAAAGATAATCGGGAACATATAATATACCCTCTTTATGTAATATATCTCCATCATTAGTTGTGCGTAATTGATTATTTGCTCCACCACATATAGCTTTGCTTTTAAAAGTTTTAATAAAGTCTGGAGTAATTGTGCCGCCTAATGCACAAGGCATATATACATCTGTAGCAATATCGTGTATATCGTTATCAGTTTCACTCCATATTAATTCAAAATCAGAATGAGTATTTAAGTGTTGTAATGCTGTTCTTAAATTCCTAAATGCAGCTTTGCGTATGTCTGTAGCATAAACCTTAACTGGGTGTTCTGATAAGAAGTTAATTAATCTGCTACCTACTTTGCCTAACCCAACTACCGAAAATGATTTGCCAGTCCAATTAACTTTACTAGTATCGTCTAATACTCTTAATAGTCCTTTTGTAGCACAGTATAAACCATATGCTGTGGCCCATCCAGAATCTTGACCACCAAATCCCAATACATATTGTGTATGTTTGTGTATTTCATCTAAATCATTTACATTAGTTCCTACATCGCCAGCACCATAATATGTGCCTGCTGTATAGTCCAATACTTCTGCAAATGATCTCCACAAGTCAGGAGATTTTGCTGTGTTAGCGTTTATAGTAGATTTACCACCACCAAAATGTAATCCTGCTAAGGCATTTTTATAAGTCATACCTTTTGATAAACGCAATGCGTCATAACGTTGCTCTTCATAACCAGCATACTTAAGATAGCGACACCCGCCTAAAGCGGGTCCTAGTTTAGTGTTATGAATCGCTACTATAGCATCCAGGCCAGTTGTATCGTCAGTAGCACGTAATACTCGCTCGTGCGAACCAATCGGTATCTCTCTAATGTTTAACACCTATGTCGCTCCCTAAATGTTATACTATATTTACTCTGTAGAAGAGTAGTTATAATACACTATTATAAAGTTTTACCAACTGTTTCCAAAATACCTTCTAAATCACCTATGTCCGCTAATTGTTCCTGCCAATCTGATTTATATGCTGTACGTATTGCTTTATTAAGAATTGTTGGTTTACAATCCATTTCCTCAGCAATTGCTTTAACTGTATCACGCAATCCTTCTTTAAGGTCATCTACTTCTTGTAATACTCTAGTGCCTTCACTTACCAACTGTGTTAGCCTTGCTTTTTCTTCTGGGGTATATGATCCGCCATGCGCCATTACATTTCTACCTGTGCTATTTGATCAGATGTTGTTTTTACAGACGTTGGGTCTGATTTTTTCTTTGCTTTTGCTTTCTTTTTTGCTGTAACTTTTTTAACAGATTTGGTTTCTGCTATTGTTACTGGTGGTGGCGATATTAGCAATCCAGCAATCGCCGCTTCTATCTTGTCAAGCCTTTCCTTCGCTTCTATCACTTCTCTTTTTAAATTCATTGATTATCTCCTTCTTTAATAATTGGTTTGTCTATTCCTTTATAGGAAATAGAGTCTTCCCCCCTGCCATCATTTAATTTCTGACTCACGCCATCGGGGCCAAAAAATCTAGCATCCATTCCCATTCCTCGCCAAGCCCACATTTCGTTCCATACCACTTTAGCTCTTTCTAATGCAGGATCGTTATCATTTTTATTCCAATCGTCAACTGCTATTTTAAATTCTGCAATTTCTTCGTTTAATTTTTTTTGATGATCGGCTCTTTCTATGTCTAATATTCGTTGGCATTCAGCTCTCTCTTTGTCTAATACTTGTTGACGAGTTGGATCTAATAGGCATGGGGTGAATTCTTTTTCATTGTCATTCCAAAAACATATCAGAACTGAGTCCGGCTCGGAAAATCCGGGCCTTGGGGATTTTTCTTCATTTGAAGATACTTTAAAAATCCAATGTCCAACGGATCCTGCCCTGTCCATGTTAACCACATCACTATAATTACCATCAATTACTTGTTGAATATCCTCACAGCATCCACTAACAATAGTTTCATATTTAAAATTATCTCCAGCAATAATACTAGTATTATCTATTTCTATTGCTTTTATATAAATTTCTCTGCCAGCAAGAAAATTAGTACATGATATTGATACTACATCATTATTTGAATTTTTAAAATCTATTCCTTTATACTCTAAAAACTCTACCTCATCAACTAAAATGCCTTGATCAATCGTTTCATGATTAATTTTTATACGATATGCTGTGTTTTCTTTTGAGCCTTGTTGTAATTTAATTCGTAACATTTATATTCTCAATTTCGCTTCATAATAGATACCGTCTTTTGTTTTAAATGGTATTTCTTCGTCTTCCATTATAATTTTATGTAATTTTATTTCTGCTAATGCTGTTTTTATATTTTCTACTATAATTTTGTGTAAACCTTTTTTAAAATTTATAGTAACTATTTCTTCTAAATATTCATTATTCTTCTTTCGAGGAGTTACTCCCCTTTCAGAGATTAGAAAATTATCTATCCATATACGTATAACTGGTGGTTTAAAATCCCAATCGCTATCAAGATAAAAATGTATTGTTTTCTTTTCAGGCATACATCATATTATATAGTGATTTTAGTATTGTGTCAAGCAGAATCCGATTAATCGCTATAACCAAGTTCAGCCAAGCGATCCATTTGTTTTGTATTACCAGTTTCCTTTGCAAACTGATATAATTCTTTAGCATATTCTGGATTACGTGCTAGTTTACTGGCGGGAATTCCAGAATAAGGATCTGCTAAGAAACTATTTTTTATTAATGGTTTATCAGTCGCTCTATATAATTTCATTGCTTGGCGCCCAGTATCAATTTTTGTTCGATCCATATCTTTCAGATGTGCATCAAGTTTTGCTTGTAACTTTTTATTGGTTGGATCTTGTTTTACATAATCTTGCAATACTCGCTTCTTGGCCATATTAGTACCATAATTGCCATATTTTTCTTCCCATTTCTTCTGACTTTTATCGTCTTCTGCCTTTTTTGCATCAAGGTCGGATTGCCATACTTCTTTTCTTACTTTCTTACCGTCTTTATCCCTCTCAACGCTTACCTCGAGCCTTTTATCTCTTGGATCACCTTTTTTAACATAGGCATCAGCTCTTATTTGATCCACTACTTGTACTTTAGCTCCACGGCGCAAATCTGTATCTTTTAATTCTCGATCAAGATCATACTCAGCATGTTTTTGACCTAAAATATTACGATCATAATATTTTGATTTACCTGTCTCTGCCTCTTTATCACGACGTTGATCTGCTAAACCTTTAAGATCTGGGCCAGTGCGTACTTCCTTATGACCTGGTTGTCCTTTTGTACCATATGAGGTATAACTACTTGGCTCACTTACAATTTGTCCTGTTCTAGGATCTTTAAAATAACCAGATAATCTATCTTTGTTGGGGTTTTTAGGACGACTTGCAGCTATTTTCTTTTGTTTTTCTGTTCGTTGTATTAGATCTGATTTAGACACAGATACTTTTGGTGCCGTTGGATCAACAGTAGTACCAGATTTAACTCTTGGATCTGCAATTGTCACTCTATCTGTTTCAGTTTTTTCAGTTAAAATATCTTTTATGTTCATTATTATATACTTATCTGACTACATATTGGCGTGCATTGCCGCCATGTGCTTCTTATATTTCTTCGTGCCTTTTTTATGCGGACTCTTACCTTCTAAAGCATTAGCAATACTGCTACTATGCTCTGGCTTTTCTTCCTCATTCAAACTATCGTCTAAATCCCAAGGACCCCAATGCCCTTGTTTTAACATATTAGCAAGACCTTTATGATGTTCATATCTAGCAAAAGCACCTTTTGTTTCTTCAACACCGCCTAGTTTATAATATTGTTCCTTACGCATTACAATATTATTACCATTGGCTTGATCAAACACTACATCACCCATCTCAGTCCATGCGTGTGGGAATCTGCGTCCTTCTAATTTGCCTTGGCCACGCACTAATGCATGAACTAATGTTGTATTGTCTATCAACATTTCTTCTGTATCCATCAAAGCACGGCCTGCTTTACTAAAGCAATCACCACAAGCATCTTCTGTAATTGTAGCAAGTCCTTCACTAAACCCTGATTGTTGGTCCATCCAATCCAATGCTTCTCTATTTGTAACTGGTGTTGCTAACCAACGTTGCATACTATTATATGCTTTTTTCACACGATCTTCATTCTCTGAATTTTCTGAATTATCTATTACATAAAAATCATTACGGCCAAATAACATTTGGAAATTTCCAACATTTTCTTGGGCCATTTTCCATCCCTTGTTTAATAATTTTTCTGGAACAGAGCGTTCTGGGCGTTGCATGTTTCGTCCTTGCGCCGTTTCAAGATTGGTATTAACAAATATCATTCGTGTTTCATATCCAATATCTTCTAAATCTTTCTTTGCTTTTGCGATTTTCTCATAATCTTTAGCAGTACCATCAATAATAAGTCCTAGTCTACCATCAAGATAATTACCTCTACGAGTATTTGTTAATTCTTTAGCACGACCACGTTGAACATCCCTATCTGCTTGTTCTTCATCAGGCATTTTAGGATCTAAATCGTGTTTAACCATTAAGTATTCTAATGCTTGATCTGTATTAACTACTTTAAGTCCACTGCCACCAAGCATTGCTCGTGACATATAACTCTTGCCTGAACCAGGGCCACCAGCCATAAACACCGCTTTAAAAATATGCGGATCATTTACACCTTCAGTAAGTTCTTTTTTAGGTTCTTTATGGTCTATATACGCCTGTATAATTTTATCATCTATATCGTGTAAACGTTCCCAATCTGGATCGTCTACATACTCAATACCTGCTTCGCGATCTGCTTTCATATCGCCTTCGCGTAACTTCGGGGTAACTTGTGCTAACCACTCATCTCGTGATATACCAAGATCACCAGGCTTACCTAAATCATCTACTCTAATAGCATCTATAATTCTGTCTGCTCTGATATCTGAACCACTTCGTAATGCTCTGCCTTTATTAGCAACAAATGGATCTTCTGCCGGGTCATCATCCCAAATCTCATCTTCCATATCAATACGTATAATGGAAATGTCTTTATCTGTATCACGAAACTCCCAAGCCATTTTGCCTGCCCAGTTTAATGCATCTTCTGGATCATCAAATGCAAATATACCTGCTTCTTCGTTATATCTACTACCACCTGGGCCTTTAATCCATAAACTAGGCTGGAATTGTAGCAATCCTTTTTGCTTAATGCTAGGAACGTTCTTAGTAAATGTAGCATGATACAAATACTTTGGCATTGTTTCGTCGCCCGCCTCATAGATGTCTTTGATAAAGTTTTTATATACCATATTATCAGCAGAATAACCTGTCTCATATTTGGATTTGCGTTTATAACTGCGCCGATTTTTTAATACATTACGACTGACAAGATCATGTAGTTTCATATATGTATTTATTTCGATTATTACTTGACTGGTAAATAGAAACACTATATAATATACGTATGAGAATAGAAACAGACATTAAACTAGACTACAAAGACGTCTTACTAAAACCTAAACGTTCTACGCTATCCAGTAGGCGTAGCGTTACGATAGAACGTGACTTTACATTTAGACACTGGAATGACACTAGAGAATCATGGTCAGGTGTTCCTATTATGGCGTCCAACATGGATGGTGTAGGTACCTTTTCAATGGCAAACGTATTGCAAAACTACAATATGTTAACGATTATTAAAAAGCATTACACAATAGAAGATTGGGAAAATGCAGTAGGGCATGGTATGAGTTTAAGTAATATAGCAGTTAGCACAGGAACCAATGCTATATTTGATCCAGATGCAGAAGATTACAAAAAAGCACAAGAAATACTTACACGTTGGCCTGATATTAAATTTATTTGTATTGATGTTGCCAATGGCTATCAGCAAAACTTTTCAGATTTTGTGAGAGAAGTGAGAGAAAGGTTTCCTAAAAAGATTATCATAGCAGGTAATGTTATTACAGGTGAAATGACTGAGCAATTATGTATTGCTGGTGCCGATATTGTAAAATGCGGTATCGGGCCTGGCTCAGTATGCACAACACGAATAATGACCGGTGTTGGTATGCCACAATTAAGTGGTATTATGGAATGTGCTGATGCCGCACATGGATTAGGCGGGCATATTATAGCAGATGGTGGTTGCACAGAGCCTGGTGATGTTGCTAAAGCATTTGGTGCCGGCGCTGACTTTGTTATGTTAGGTGGAATGCTTGCTGGACATGATGAGAGTGAACTATCTGAAGTTGCAGGGCAATATGAGTTTTACGGTATGAGTTCCAATCGCGCAATGCAGGAACACGGCACACGTAAAGATGGATATAGAAGTTCTGAAGGGCGTCATATTAGATTAGATGCTCGTGGCCCAGTAGAACACACTGTAGTAGAAATACTTGGTGGTGTGCGTAGTGCTTGCACATATATTGGTGCTCGTCGTATTAAAGATATACCCAAATCTGCAACATTTGTCTTAGTTAATACTACATATAATACTGTTTACTTACAAAACACAGTAGGAGATTAACATGGCTTGGCAATACCAAATAAGGTTTACTTTAGATATTCCTGGAGAAATGCCTTCAGAAGTAACCTCATTATTAAATACTTACAACGCCGTTCCTATGTGTCAGTATGATTTGTTTGCTGGATATTGTAGAGAAGCTGAACAAGAAGGTGTTGAAGATTATCCATTATATAATTGGACTATAGATACTATTACTAATCCAAAGAAAAAAGAAAAATATCAAAAAGTTTATAGCATTTATGTAAATGGTGATGAGATATATGATAAAACTATTGCTGATGAAATAGAACAAGAATTATTGGCACTAGGGCATGTAGGAATAAACACTATCACTAAACACGATTCTAATCCTGCTAACAACCCACAGCCACCTTCACGCTAAATCATCTCCAAATATATTATCTGACACCCACGCATAAAACGGCGTTTTAAAGTTTATTACCCATTTGCCGTTTAAACTAATAGTAGCATCATTAGGTATGTGATGTATTAACTTATTCTCTTCTACATATAAATTAGGATTCTTAGCGTTATCTGCTATAAAATGAATATCATTGGTACAATCATAATACAAATTTTTCCCTTTTAATATATAACCGCTATTAGCTATATAATAGCCAGTGTATTGTGTAAACTCTCCTGTTACATTATTAAACACACGTGGGTTGTTTCCTTGTACGTTGCTGTGCCTAAAGTGTAATAATCTAAAATCTTCAATAATAAACACTTCGCCTCGCTTGTGCCGGCCGCGTCTATTGTCATTATTAATTTGACTATACGTGTAATATGGATTATTAGTGCAATCTAAATATACGTGACCACGTCTGTGTATTAAGTCGCACAAATCTATACCACATATATCTAAATATTTTATATTGACGCCAAAATCGCCCTTTACATAATCGTCAGGATATACAGCATTGGAATGTTCTATTATTAATGTATAGTCATTCTCTATGTTGTCGTCAATATCTACTTTGAATTTATAATGTTGTTCACCTTTCCATCCACCAGAATCAATCGACGTATTATATTGATCGCCTATATGCGGTACTTGTTCAATAGGATGTTGAGGAGTACTCCAATCTGCTAACGATTCACCACGTATTAATCCATCGTTACATAGTATCTTGTATTTTAAATCAGGAAACTTACTTCCAGTCCAATCAAAGGTAGTACTGAAGTGAACTGTAAAGGCCATTTTACTGCAATAATAGTTCTAATAACCAAAGATAAAGAGGTGTTTTAAAAGTGAAATTCATAGTAGATCCTGGCATATGAACATAATCACCAGTGGATGTATACCAATATCTGCCATCTATTATTTGTAATTTATCTGTTAATCCTTCCGGAACAAGATGATGTTGAATAAATCCATCATCTGCATAGTTCTCTTCCAAACATAATGGTACAGAAATTACACTAGTGTCATATATAAGACTTGATACAGATATTTCGTTAATTTCTATATCTCTCACAAACACACCAAAATCTTCGTTAAATCCTGTTTCTTTATCAAGTTCTTTGATACTATCAATATGAGTAAAATTCCAATTTGGCGATAACTTTAAATTATGTTCCATATCAACATCATCATCTAAGTCTACAGTAAATTCTGTTGTTACATATTTTTCATATTCATTTTTAGCATTCACCATGCCGGGATCGTCATCCGACAGGCCGGTCCAAGCAGGAAGTTGTGTATCTTCACTATCTTTCTTCACTATAAATTTTTCATCTATGATATTATTATCAAATTCAATTTTTAGCGTAGGACTAATGATTTCATCAACGCGAACTAAATGTTCTGGTTCAAAATATAATTTAATTTTAAAAGGTTCATTCATGCTAGTATTTATTTTAGTTAAAAAAATACGGTCAAATAATGACCGCATTTTTATATTTCTGAATAATTTTATAAATTATTCGATGTGCGTATTTGCCGTTTAGTTATTATTGATGCTACGCATCCAAGGTTCTAATGGACTATCAAACTGAAAAGTCCAGGATCCTTTGCCGCATATAAGGCCTGCATTATCAGGCCATTCACATTTGCTATATGTATATGATCCATATCCAAAATCTACAGTTTCAATACTACCTGCTACAAGAATATCGGTATCTAATAATATTTGCATAGCGTCATCTATATGAGTGTATATTTTTAGGTATGGTGCTAGTAACATATCTGCTAGACCATAATCCACACCTTCGATGTTAATTGATTCTAATTTAACGGATGGGGTTTCGTTTTCAGCTGCCAATAGATCAAATTGTACATTATGTGTACCAGGATTGCTTTCCATAGTATCAGTACATTGAACATGGAATGAGTGGCTAGGTCTATCCAAAGTAGGATCCTCATGACCACTGCCTATGTAAAAATTTTGATCAACGCCTGGTTCGTGTTGCGGCACAACACCATTTACTTTTTGAACGATACGTGATCTAAACGCATCCTCAGTAGTAAACGTAAATTTTAACCATTCTACCATTTTGTATTTTCTCCCACGGGTTTTCATGAAAACCAGTTAGTAACTGGTTGCTCATATTTATACAAAATGTTAAATTATATACGCAACTTCACTCGATTAATCATTGTTTCCCTACCACCAGTGTATTTGCTTACTTCGTGGCTTTTAACAAATCCAGCAATTTCAAATTTATCACCGGGTTCACTATTCATAGCAAAGTCATGGGTGAAGAATTTTACAACATTATTATCTTCATCAACACAGGTAACAATGGTACAATTATGATTAGGAATGTAACGAGTACTTACTACTTGAAGGTCAAAATTACATCTTTTGCCTTCCGTGCCAGTATAATCACTAACATCAGCAAGATCGCGTTCTACCTCTGCCGCTTTATCCCATTTTTTAGAATTGTAAAAGGCTTTGGGCAACGATGCTACCAATCCAAATTCATTAATTGGTATTCGTTCCTCGTTTATAACTTTAAGTATTGTTTGGTTAAAGTCACTCATTTTGCCGCTTAACTGCTTAAACAACAACCCTTGAAAGTAAGAGGTTATGTCTTCTGCCAATTCTTTATCCTTGGCAGTAATTTCCACCTCTCTCCCTTCCTGCAGATCATCATATGCGAGAACCATATGATCTCTGTTTGCCATTATTTGGACGCGATCCACGTTGCTCGATATACCTTTCTGATGCTCAACATGCTTTTCATACTTTGCATCTAACGCGGCATAGTATGCTTCTTGGCTCTTAATGTGGGTTCGTTTATTCAAACGATATGCGGTGCAGGCTAATTGAATAGCCAATGGCGTTTCAATCATTGCTTCACTTTTGCGATACATACGGTAAATTTTACCGGCAAATAATGTATCACGTTTTTTAAGCTTTCCCATTACGCCACTCCTACTAAGGCACGATCCCAAAAAGTTTCGCCCCAAATGTTTTCCATATCTGCGTCTACCGGAGCATACGCTGTTATGGCATATACCGCGGCCCGTCTCGCCGATGCATCAGCACCAGACTGTAAGGTGGATCGTAAATCTTCTATACGGTCCTCGTTAGATATGCCTCTGAAGGTTTCCATAACTCTACTGAAAACCTCGCCGGTAACTTCGTTTTCAAAGTCAACCAACACATCAAATCGCTGTGCCATTATTTCATCCCCTTGAGCGCGGCCGCCAGTTGATCCAATTGTTTTGCCGCCAACGCTTTCTGTACTGCTGAATTGGCAACGGCACGACACAAGGCTTCACGTTCCTTGTTGCGTTCATTTTTTTCAAAGTTTCTCTCACGTTCTATATCGCGGAGCATATCTGCTGGTATTGACATTTGTTTTCCTTGGGAGAAAGTGAGGGGCACCGCAACCTGGTTGGCACTGTTGAAAGAGTGTGGGTAATCCCATACCCCTCTTTTAATCTATACCACTATTATAGCATATCGAGCGATCTAGTCTATCTTTTATGGGCATGTAAGTACTTGATTTTATTGAAGATATATAAAAAGAAAAAGTCAATGAGATCAATGACTTACATTTTACCCATGAAAAAAGGCCCGTAAATCAGGCCTTTCCCCAATAAAACTTTTAATTAGTCCTTGTTAAAACACCAGTAAAGAACTGCTAAGGCTACTAAACCTACTAGTCCCTGACTACCTAGTGAACTAACTAGACCAGTAATATTACCGACTACGTCAACACCCAAGAAAGGTACTGTGCCGCCAAATAATACTTGTAATACTACGGATAGAGCAATTGCTACAACACCGACATCAATGATGCCACGTGCCCATCCTTTTACTTTACCTAAAATATCCATCTTATTTCATTTCTCCTTTGTTAAGTTGAGATAGAGCTTAAAATTAATACATATAAAAAGTGGGCACAATCCGTACCCACTCAATATAATGTTTTAATTATTGTCCGCCTTCAGGCCCACCTGTTGGGATCCATGCTGTCATTTCCCAATAACCTAGCCAATCACCTAGAAAGCCTACCACTAATACTGCGGCAACTATCATAGCAATTTTCTTTTGTTTATCACTCATTATTATCTCCTAATTTATTTCTCATAGTGTTCAAAACACTATCAGAATAGTTCCCGAACAAATCATTTATAAATGTTTTTTGCTGATCGCTTGATAAATTTGGAAATCGTTGACGAATTTCGGTGGCGCTTCGTGCCGGCTCACCCATAACATTAAATGTAATTGTTGGTACAGTAGTCACATAACTATGATCAGTCAGTGACTTCGCGTTATCCCACCCATTCCATCGTTGCATGTGTGCTGGTTGAAGATCTTTCTTAAGATTAGGACCTTTGGTAGGAAAATTGAATCTTGGGTCTTCTGCCATGTCTTTTTCGCTTACAGCGTATAACACGACAGTATTGTTCATATCGTACTTACTTGTAATCTCTTCTGCCTTATAAGGCTGTGTTGTTCTTACTACTACTTGTGGATCAATTCCTGTAGTAGATATCATTTCTCGTTTTTCTTCAAACGAAAATGGTGATTTACCTGGTTCTTGTTTTCCACTAGTTGCTATCCACACGTCAGCAGTTGCACCATATTTTCTTACTAAATCTTTATAAACGCTTGCGTGACCTTTGTGGAAAGGATGGAATCGTCCAGGATATATTACAACTAATTTGTCATTAGTTGCTTCTGTTAAACTTGCTTGTATTTCGTAATCTTCTAATGTAATTTGTTCTATTATCTTATCTAACTGGTCATCACTTAATTCTTCTGATAATGTAATCTCTACAACACTACCTTCAGGTGTGTCATATTCTGCCAAATCCATATAACTGTGTTCGTCATCGGACTCATACAAATTAGTATCAGTATTGGTCGCAACAGTTGCGGCGAAATTTGCGGTAGCCGTGTTGTCGTGTTCGTTTGTAATTAAGCGAATAAAATGGGTCATAAAATTAGTAATTATAAAGGACTTTGGTGACAGAGCCTGCTGTCATTCCCGTTAGTGCGGCACGAACCCAAACAAAGTTACCTGTATAGTTGTATCCTTTGTTGGACGTTTCTGCGGATGCGTATGTTGCACTAGTAGCATCTACATCAAACCAATCATCTTTAGTTGGTGTTGATGCTAGGGATGCTTGCATTTTAACAACTCCTATATATGCATTTAAATGAAATGCTGAAGTATGCAAACCATCAGTATAACCATAATAACCATCTGCTTTTTGTTTTCCACTATAAGCACCTTGATGATCAACTGTTACACTTGCGCCTGCCGCTTCTGTTGTTACTGTCTCTAAAACAGTGAGAGTTGTTGCTGTAGGTGATCCGCTGACAGTAAATGTTGCATTATTACTTACACTACCTGTAACTACAACAATATCACCGTCTACAAAGTCAGTGAATGCTATAGTTCCAGTATTACTGGATACTAAAGTCTTATTTGTTGCGTTAAAAGTAACTACTGTGCCAGCCTTATTCGCAATATGCGATTTACTGGGGAAAAGTATAATACTATCTGCCATGTTATTCCTTTATAATTTCAATTAGTCTTCCGGCACCTACTAATTCTTGAACTACGCCTTCTAAAGTACCAACAAACTCCTCGTCCATAATTGGGGATTCGTTCTCGCTATCTTTGAGTAATTCACTAACTTTGATTACTACCATATCTTCATTGATCTTAGCCATGCATATATTTATACGATTTTGGCTATAATTCGGACTCTAAAACATACTTGATAATGCGTATCGGACAACGTGTCAGGAACATTTTGCTCATCATTAGCGTTGTGTCGTCCTCAATGTACATAAAACCTTGATCTAACCATAATTGTGGCTTATTAAAGTACATTTTTGTTTTTCTAGAGAATCTAACAGCATCGCCCTGTGCCTCTCCCCAATTTAATAGAGATTTTGGAATTTCGTGTGTTGTAGTATAGTTATTCATTATAACTTTATAACGATATCTATTATATGGTAAATCTTTAACTATTATAGAATCTTTGCTATTTAATAAAAATGGAATAGCATCAATTTGAGGGCGACAATCGACATGCAAAAATTCATTAAATAAGTATATAAGGTTTTCATGCAGATCTAATTTATTTGTAAATATACTTACACTGGGCTCTGCTACTCTTAACAATACAGTTTTATCATACCTATACGGTTCTAATATTTTAGCAATATGAAGTATCTCTTTTTCATTTTCATCATACTTGCCAATAATATTTTTTAATAATGTTGCTCGCCACGATGAAGATTTAAATTCTTGAATATGTGTTTTTATATCAGATGATGAATAATTAGTTCTTAATACATAAACACCAGGAAGAATATATATAGACTTGTATAGATATTTATTATACCAAAGTTTAGTTGTTTCATCCTGTCTATGTTCTGGAATTCTTTTAAAATCATTATAATAATGCATCGTCTTTTGGTTTAAAGTTATCTATAACAATATATCCTTCTTTATTTACTACTTCATTTGGTATTTTTTTAGCAGGGGTAGTCCCTGTGGTAAATAATAATTCTTCATTACTATCTATGTCTATTTCTAATATAACATCATGTATTTGATCGAATAGTATTTTATGTGCTAATGATGTTTTTATTTTTTCATTAATTACTCTTGCTAATGGACGAGCACCCATTTTTGGATTCCATCCTTTATCTAACAAATATTCTTTTAATTTAAGTGTAGGTTTGATTAATATATTTTTCTCTACTATTAAACTATTAAGTTCACCAATAAACTTATCAACAATTAACAACATACTTTCTTTACTTAATTTATTAAACTTCACTATAGCGTCAAGTCTATTTCTAAATTCTGGTGGGAAGAATCGTTCTACTGCTACATCATCTTCACCTTCTTTTTCTAATCCCGCAAATCCAATTGCGTTCTTTTCCATTTCGGCCGCGCCTAAGTTTGATGTCATAATTAACACAACATTACGCATATCAACTCGCTTACCATTACTACCACTTAAATAACCACCGTCCATTATTTGTAGCAATACATTGGAAACATCTTTGTGTGCTTTTTCAATTTCATCCAATAGTAATATAGCATGTGGATCTTTCTCAACATCATTAAGCAGTTTACCACCTGCCATTTCTGAATCCTCAAATCCAACATAGCCTGGTGGTGCGCCAATTAGTTTAGCAACACTGTGACGTTCTTGATACTCACTCATATCATAACGCAATAATTTCACACCTAAATATATTGCTAGTTGCTTACATACTTCGGTTTTACCTACACCAGTTGGACCTGTAAACAAGAACGATGCTGTAGGTTTATCAATGTCCTTTAGTCCTGCTTTAGCAATATATATTTTCTCACAAATTTTATCAATTGCCTCATCTTGACCAAATACAACTCCGCGCAAGTTGCCTTCTAAATGAACAACGTTATCTGATTTTTCCGTACGTAATTGGTCAATTGGCATACGTGCTATTTTACTTACTTGCTGTAAGATATCTTCGTGATCTATTATTCTATTTGTTTTTCCACTCACTGTGCGTTTAGCACAAGCAGTATCTATTAAATCAATTGCCTTGTCTGGCAATTTTCTATCTGCAATAAATTTAATGCTTTTGTCCACTGCTGTATCAATTGCTTTATTAGTAATTTCTAAATTGTGAAACTCTTCATAATATTTTTTAATACCAATCAATATATCAATTGCTTCATCACGAGTCGGCTCATCAATGACTAATCTAAAGAACCGTCTCATTAATGCGCGATCCTTTTCAAAACTTTTTCTATAATCTTCCCATGTTGTGCTTGCTATAACTTTAATATGTCCACGTGATAAAGCAGGTTTTAGCATATTACTAAAATCAACACCACCACTTCCACTACTGCTAGTACCAGCACCACTCATCATGTGTGCTTCATCAATAAACAATATTACATTGTTTAATTTTTCTAAAGCAATAATAACGTGCCGAACCTTTTCCTCAAATTCACCTCTATACTTACTGCCCGCTAACAAAGCACCAATCTCTAAACTATAAATTGTGTTATCTATTAAATTAGAAGGAACATCTTTGTGCTGTATTCTATACGCTAGTCCTTCTACTACTGCTGTTTTACCAACACCTGGTTCACCAACCATTATAACATTATTTTTAGCTTTACGTGCTAATGTTTCAGATATATCATTTATTTCATCCATGCGTCCAATAACAGGGTCTATTTTACCTTTATCAACTAGGGTATTTAAATTAGTGCAGTATTCTTCAAGAATTTGCGTTGCTTTATTAGCAATATTCTGTTTTTCATCATCTCCACAATAATGTATATTATAAAAATCTATTAATTTTTGTGTTTCTATATCATATTTGCGTAATACCCATGTAGCATAAGAATGGGGTTCATTTGTAATACTAATATACAAATCCATTATTTGGAATTTTTGTCGCCCACTAAATAAAACCTGTGTGAATGCTCTACTAAATACTCTTTCTAATGCATGGGTTTTCTTAGGTTGACTAACACTAGTGTCAACAATATCCACAAACCGTGTATTGAGTATAATATGTAATTCATCATGTAAAGCCGTCCAATTAGCACCAAAGTCTATTAGCATTTGTTTGAAAGTATCAGTTTTCAATAAAGCTAACAATATATGTTCGACAGTTACAAAAGAATGATTGTGTGTTATAGCAATTTTAACTGCTTCTTCTACTATTGCTTCAATTTCGGGATTACTATCAAACATCGTATACGCTAACTCTGTCGTTAAAGGTAATACCATTTAAATGATCTAGTTCATGCAAATAACATCTAGCAGTATATCCACTAAGTTCTTCATCACTCCATTTATTACCTAGATAATCATAATACTCTATTTTAATCCAATTCGAACGTTCTATTTCTAAATGTTCTCCAGGAAAACTTAAACATCCTTCTGTATCAATATTAGTTTCTTTACTACTTTCTAATACTGATGGATTAAAAAAGTATTTAAATTTATTTTGCCAATCTTCACTAAACATTACAAATAAACGTTTACTAATTCCTATTTGCGGAGCTGCAAGACCAATACCTTTGTTTTCTACCATAAACGCCATCATCATTACTGCAAGTTTCTGTAGTTGGAATGGTTTATCAAACACAACAGGCTTCGCCTCTTTGTGTAAGACACGTTTAGTAAGTTTTATTTTTCGCTCCATGATATATTATACCCAACCAAAGGCATAAGCAATGCCTACCTCTAAAGACAGGACAACTGCTAATGTGCCAAAAGCTGTTAATAAGGCAAATGGAATATACTTCCAAGCACCTTTAGGTTTGGCTTTATCACAACATGTTTCTTTCATACAAATATTTAGTTACGATGATTTAAGTAAATCTTGTATTAGATTCTTTTGATCAGTAGTTAAATTTTTAGGTATGTTAATGTTTAATTGTACAAATAGATCCCCATATAAATTACTATCCATAACAGGCATTCCTTGTTGTTTTAATAATAACTTGCTATTGGGTTGAGAACCGGGAGGAATTTTTACCTTTAATTCACCACCTGTAATTGTAGGTAATATTTTTTCGGCACCGAGCATTGCTTCAAAACAATTTAATTCTATTACAGTAAATAAATTTTGTCCTTGGCGTTGATATGTGTTATGATTATATACTTGAACAGTAACTAACAAATCACCAGAAGGCATATTCGGCATAGCCCTATCACCCAATTCACGCATACGCAAAGTTGTGTCGCTTATTACACCACGTGGTATAGTAACATCTATTGTTTTTAATTCATTAGATGTGCGATACTCAAGTCGTTTATTAACTCCATTATATGCTTCTTCTAATGTTATTGCTATTTGTATATGAACATCTCTATTGCGTTGTTGTCGCTGTCTAAAAGGACCACGTCCACCAAATACCTCTCCAAATACTTCTTCTATGTTTATATTAATAGGACCGGCGCCACCAGTAGACCATACAAATGGACCTTGTTGTCCGCCAAATTCTTGCGGACCACCGTATTTGCGTAAATGATCATACTCTTCACGTTTATCACTCGTAAGGATATCGTTGGCTTCGTTTATTTGCTGAAACTGTTTCCCATCACCGCCTTTGTCGGGATGATGTTTCATAGCCAACTTACGATATGCTTTTTTAATAGCCGCAGGCTTTGCGTCTTCGCTTACGCCTAGTATTTCGTAGTAATTTTTGCTTGCATCCATATACTATGTAATTATAACATATCTTTATGGAAAAGTCTAGTCAGGATCTTCTTCCGGAATCCATTCGGTCCATTCTATATTGTCTTCATTCCAGTCATACACTTTGCCATCGTTAGGATAAGGTATAGATGATTCCCAAAGACAAGTTGACTCATCTAACAACCAACTGTCATAAGGTTTGGGTGGGATAAAAGCATCCCTAGTTGCATCATATGTATAACCAATTCCCGCATAGTTTTTGCGGAGCCTGTTTCACCACTATTAAGTCGTATTAGTGGATCAGTAATGTTAGTAACATCAAAGTTGATTTGTCCTGCTCTTGGTCTTGGTCTTGTTAATGCCATATTTTATTTCCTAACTATATAGTGTATCTATAGGTACCCACGCACTACCATTATAACCTTCGAAACGCGTCGTGGTACTATTAAAACGCATCATACCTGTTTCTGGAGTACCAGGTCGTTGTGCTGTAGTTCCTACTGGTATGATTATAGCATCTGTACCAGTAACGTCTAATGTTGCGGCAGGTGAGGTAGTTCCTATTCCAAACTTTCCCGTTGAATCTACAGTCAGTCTGTTTATTCCTGCGGTCATATCGTCAATATGAAACTTTGTTGCATCTACATTTATATCATACTTATGATTGTCCGATGAGTCCTGAATACGAAGTTGGTTTGCCACACCCTTTAAATGGAGTAGTTGCTCTGGACTTGTAGCACCTATACCAACCCTTTCCGATGAATCAATAGTAACTGCTAAAGCATTAGCATTGTCATCAATACCAGTGGATGCAAAATTAGAAATAGTACCAGCATCTATCTTGTTTCCTGATAGAGCATTATTTGCAACTTCTGCATCTGTTATTACGAGTGTTGCTAATTTACTTTGTGCTATTGCCGCACTTGCGTTCACTTGAGAATTAGTAATATCAAGTGACAATTTACTTTGTGCTATTGCCGCACTTGCATTAACGTCAGCATTAACTATATCTAAAGATGCTAATTTTGTTTTAGCAATCTCGGCTGATGCATGTATATCCGCATCAATAATTGTTCCATCTTCGATTAGGCCACTAGGTACTTTTGTTAATGCCATCTAAATTGATTCTCCGATAATACATGTATTTATACGTATATTATAAAAGGCCTTCTCTTTTCAGATCTTCCTGCGTAGCATTAATACTTGCGTGTAATACTACCATCATATGATCTATATTCTCTTTAGTTAATGTCAATGGTGGCGAAATAACATTTAAATGACCAATTGGCCTAATGATTACACCACGGTCTTGTGCGTGATTTGCTATCCTACTGCCAATATCTACACTTGCTGGAAATAATTCTTTAGTATGGCGTGTCTTAACAAATTCCATACACAACATATAATGACTACCACGTACATCACCAACCATGTAATGTCCACGCATATGTTGTAATTGTTCTTCAAAGTATGGACCAACTTCACGTACATGTTCAAGTATTTTCTCGTCTTCCATTATTTTAATGTTAGCAAGTCCAGCGGCACACGCAACAGGATGTCCTGCGTATGTAAAGCCGTGTGTAAATAATGCGCCTTCTGCTTGAGCGCCATCACTGATTACATCGTAAATTTTGTCTGATATTATAGTTGCTGATAATGGAATGTAACCTGATGAGATGCCTTTAGCACTTGTTATAATGTCAGGCACTATATCAAATATTTCTTCGGATGCAAACCAATGTCCTAAACGTCCAAAACCTGTTACTACTTCATCTGATATGTATAACATATCAAACTTTTCACAAACTTCTTTCATGCGTTTGTGATAACCTGGAGGGGCAACAATAACACCACCTGCGCCCATAATAGGTTCAGCAATAAATGCCGCCACATTTTCCGATCCAAGTTCTAATATTTTTTTCTCAAATTCTTTTACTAATTCATTACAAAATATTTCTAATTGCTCTTTAGTTGGAGGACGGTCACCTTCTATACCTCTATAACAATTAGGTGCTGATATATAATATACTAAATCAGGAGCAATATCAAAACCAATGTGATCATGCTGTGTACCTGTTAGTGTCATTGCCATGTATGTGCTACCATGGTATGAGTCTAAACGTGAGATAATTTTCTTTTTGTTTGGCTTCCCACGTTTATTATTATAAAAATGTATAATACGTATTGCTGTATCATTTGCTATTGAACCACCAGTGCCAAAGAATACATGATTTAAGTCACCAGGTGCTATCTCCGCTAATTTTGCCGCTAATTCTGCGGCGGGTGGTGTAACTGTAGGACCAAATGTTGCGTAATAAGCAATCTCGTCTATTTGATCAGCAATTGCTTTCTTCATTGCTTCGTGTGCGTAACCAATGTTTACACACCATAAGCCAGCAATACCATCTAAATACTGATTACCATCGCTATCATATACATAATTACCAAGAGAGTTTGCCATTACTAATGATTTTTCATGATTAGCAAAATTTGTCCATGGGTGTATGTTATGATCTATATCTTTTTGTTGTAAATCTTTTGTGTTATATTTCACTATGCTATCCTTTGATCAATAATTAAGGTGTCCTCAAACCCCTCAATATACATAGTAACTCTATCGCCATGCTTTAGATATAGTTCTGGTTTATCATTGAATACTGCATTGCGTTCCATTAAGCAACCAAATCCATCCATACGCACAGAAGAACTTACTGTTCCACTGCCAATTAATGTTCCTTCGCTTAATGTTCTAGTTTTTGCCGCGTGTTCTATCAAGTCAGCAAAACTAAATGTCATCTGTTGTGCTGTATTTATTTTTCCAACACGTTCTTCATTTAACTCAATTATCATGTTTGCGTGTAATTTACAATCTGTATGAAACATTCCTTTTATTTGTAGTGTTTCATGGCAATATTTGCCTAACGCACTATGAGGTTTGCTTTGGAAAAATCCAAATCCTTTTGCTAATTCTGCGGGTATTAATTTACGTAAACTAATGTCGTTTATAATAGTAATATACTTAATGTGTTCATATGCTTCGTCAGCAGTAGTGCCTAACGGAACTTCATCAACAATAACACCTACCTCTGCTTCAAAGTCTATTCCATATTCCTCAGGGAATGGATGTATGTTTTCATTCCACAATAAAAATTTGTCACTAACGCCTTGATACATTAATGGATCCCAATTAAAACTATCGGGCATTTTTGCTCCACGAGCCGCACGTAATCTCTCCATATGTATAAGATATGCACTACCATCACAAAATTGTGTTATATTTAGATCACTCGTCAGTGTGTGTTGTATTTTCATTTTGCATATTACATGTTATTTCTAATCGTAAATTGTTTGGATCAAAAAAGTATATACTATATATCCAATCATCGTGATTAGTTGGGCCTATAACATCTAGTCCTCTTGATGTTAATTCAGCAAACCAAGCATCTACATTCTCAACAGTACCAACATCAAATGCAAAATGTACTACCCAATCTTCGCAATCTGTTGTAGTTGCTTCGCCATCGCCTAAATCAAAAAATGCAATGCAACTTTTGTCTGGCATTTGGAAAAATATGTGTTTGTATGGAGCATATGCTCCGGTACTTGGAACGTGATCTTTTTCTATAGTATGGACGTGGGGTAACCCCAATACATTAGTATAAAATTCTATTGTTTCATCTGCATCTCTACACTTCCATGCAAAATGGTGTAGTTGCTTTAATTTCATATTATATGCGCGAAGTTTTTTCTACCGCGATCGCCTCGCGTTTTTCCATGCCGCGTGTCCATGCCGCCGCTCCAAGTATAGCACCAAAAGCAATATGAAACAAGCCACCACCTTGTAATGTTAAGGACTGCCAGTCGCCTTTATTCATCATAATATTTAATGCTTCAGACTGTTGTTCAACTGGCATCTGCAATACATACTTAAATATCTCTGCTAAATCGTGTGGTTGTGCTTGTACATAATAAGGTGCAATAATAAAATCAAATATACAGATAGCCAAATATGTTAATGCAGCTATTGGACGCCATAATGAACGCATCCATTTAGCAATAGGACCATTAGAGTTGTTGCTTGCTATTGGTGTTACTGATAAATGTTCTGATACCGCAGTTTCTCTAACTGCTGTCCTGGTTCTTGTCATAGTTCCTCGTTAAATTGAATGTAGTAATACCTTCATCCTGTACAATATTACTTATCTTAATTGTCGAGTCAGTTCTTGTGATTACTTTTGCATACAAACTATCCACTAAGTGGTTGCGAAATCCTCGATATGTTAAACTACGTCCATGCGACTTATCATTAATTCCGTTCCTAAAATCACCAATTAAAACAACATCAGTACCTGTGCCACACACTCTTAGTAATTCTGATATGCTTTTTTGCATAAGTTCCACATCACTATTGTCAAATGGTAAACAATTAACTAATTTTAAACCATTTATATTATATGCATGCCAGTGTTGAATACGATCATCAGTTGAGCAGTCAAATTTATACACTTCACAATGATAACAGTTCTGTTTATCTACCATTGGAGTGTTATTAGAAATAATACATAGACCGGTATCACCATTATCTATCCATTGGTGGTATGCCGTCAATTGGCTAGCAATAGGATACGGAACCTGTTGCAGAAAGCACAGGTCATATTGGCCTAAGATTTCCTTAGGAAATTCGCTAGTGTTTCTCCAATGAACACTAGACGTCAGGATCTTTAGTGTCTGCGTGTTCATTTTCGTCTTTCAAAATTTCTACATCAGTTTTCTTTACTATATGTGTTAATAGACGATCTACTTTTTTCTGAAACCAAACGCCCATTTTGGTATCTTTAAACCACATCCAAAATGCTGACGCTATTACGTTCAGTACGATAACTTTGATTAAAACCCACATGCATCTATTTATATGGGTTTATTATAATTTACTTGAATTGTTTGTTGTGTTCTATAAGAGCGTTATCTTGGTCTTTGTAGTATTCTTCGTAAGCAATAATAATTGCTTGCTGTTGTTGAACTAGTTTTCGAATAGCGGCCATGTTGAGAGATAAATTCTCATAACCAGTATCGGTTAAACCAAATATTGCTCCATCTACGCTTTCTTTAGATAATTTGTGAAAAACATCATCTACATTTTCTGGTGTAACAATAATCCATTTAACTTCTCTCTGATTAATTGTATCTGTACTTGGTAAATTTAATGGAACACGTACTGCTGGTTTTACTTGTATTGCTACTTTAGGTGGATTAGTGCTACACCCTGAGAGGGCAAATGGGCCTAAAGCAAGTATAGATGTACCTACAATAATTTCTTTTAACATTTACTCGTCCTCCTTGGGATGATAGTTTGGATTGGCTACAGATGGACATTCTGTATTAATTTGACTTGGTTTTGTAGCAGTAATTTCTTTATTAGTTAAAGGACTACCACTGAGTATTTCAAAGCATCGCAATACCCTAGCAGATGCTTTACTTATTACTCTTTCAATTAATTTTGGTTTATTCTCAGCAAGTTTTCCAATGTCGCGTGTACCAAAATTAGCAGATAATTTACCAAATCTACCTACTAGATTGTCATAATCTTTTTGTGATTGTGCAAATCTTTGGTTTAAGTTGTCAACTACTTGTTGAATTTTTTCTCTGTCTCTGTCAGCCTGTGCTATTGCTTCATTTTGTAATGCAATTTTTGTATCTCTAACAGCTGCCTCGGCAATTAAAACGGCTTTTTCCTGTTGGGAATTTTGGTAGTACATGTAACCACCACCGCCACCGATGCCCATGATGACTATTAGAATCATGACTATGTATGACATAATTAACTCCTGCGTATAATAATATGCTACTATTATTTATTACTTCATAGGTACGCGGGCGTTAATTCTGAGTTGTTGTAACTGATCTTTAATATTTTGCTCTTTTGCTAGAAAAGAGTCATATTGTTCTGGGGTAACTGGAAGTGTGTTGTGTAATTCTTCCATCGTTAGTGTTTTACTGCTTTTATAATGTTTAAATGACCAATTATCAATGCCTGTTAGTTTTTCAACACCTGTTAACATTTCAGATAATACATCTTTGAATGTATCTTTACGTTCAAACTCTACAAATACAACGTAATCACCATCAATATTTTCACTTGAAATATTATCAGCATCTATAACATCTGTATAACCACGCTCAACAAATGACATTAAGTCCTTTGCGGCATCATTATTTTTAACTTCCATTGCTAATACAATAACATCCTTATCTTCACCTAATTTGCTTTTATGTTTATCTACAAAAATTGTAGAATTTACAAGATCTGCCAAATCTAAAGCATTGAGGTCTTCATTAATTGGAGATTCGCCTAAATGAGTTAAGTCACTTGAAAAATCACCACCAATTTCTTGTGTTGTTATTGTATCTGTAACAGGTATAGTAGGATCTGCAGATATTACTTTTCTTGCTGTTGTATTTGATTTTGGATCGTTTGTTGTTATAGTAGTTATGTCTGGTTCCCCATCTACTCTTTTTGTAACAGTCTTTTTTGTAGGCCGTAAATTATCACGTATTTTAGCAATATTTGCTTTTTCTTTTATTTTCTTTTTAGCTACATTACTTAAATTATCTTCTAAAATTTCTCTAAAATTTTTCATTAGATCATTCCTCCTTCCATTTCTGGCTCCATAGCCATTTCTGGAGCGGCCGCAGCCTGAGCAAGATTTTCTTGTTCAGCTTGTTCAATATCCTCCAAATCTAATTTTTCACCTTCCAACTCTACATAACCACGTTCAATGTTTGTCATTAACTTGCGTGGAATTTTAATATTAACTATCCAAATTGGCGTTTCTTTAGTTTCAACTTTTTGATGAACTTCTTGTTCACCTGCTTTCTTTGGATATACGTTTAAGTCTTTAATAGGTTTTGTTAATTTAGACTTTCTATATGTTATAGTAATATCATAGTCTAGTAAGCGTTTTGCGCCAAGGGGATTGGGCATTAACTTACGTGGCCACATAAATTCACATTCTACAAAATAACGAGAATGGGTAGGACCAACAACTAATTCACCCTTATCCCAGTTTTCAAACACATATAAATCAAGTGTATCTAAAACACGTTCAAAATCTAGTAAATTTTCTAATGCGTTGTTACTTAAATAGATATTTTTAGTATTATCTAAAACGTCATATAATTCTATTTTATTGGCCATAATCTTATTTATCCAATTTACCCCATTGAATGTTATTCCATAAGCGTTCATAGCCATAGTATAAAACCATTGTCAATATAGCACCTATTGTTAAAAGACCTGTTGACTTCCATGAACCTGTTACAGCATATGCAAGTATCGGCCAATATATAAAATTAAATACACGCCATATAATTGTTTTAACTAATGTTCGTTTATGCGAGTCAGGCATTCGTCTCCGTCCAATATATCTTGTGTTTTGTTTGTTATAGTTCCAGTGCATTGTAAAAGACATCGAGGTTCCCACCCTGCATTAGCGGTGGCGTGTGGCATATTTGCCCAATCAAACCAAAACACATCTCCTGCTTGCCATCTGCATAAACTTGTGCCAAACTGTATAAAATGGCCAGGCTTCCAGTCTTCTAAAAATATTAAAAATCGGGATACTTTAGATGGATCATCATTCATTTCATATAGCTTATCAATATGTAAATTGACCATTTCACCTGGATATTGTATATGAAATGCTGTTTTAGAGTTTAATAACCCTAAACAATCTACCATAGTTTGCCATATTCCAGTAATGTCTCTTGAGCGGCGATACATGACTGTATCAGGGTTTTGACCAGCTCTAACTAAATCATTAACTTCAGTATCTAAACTAGCATCACTATTATGATAATTTTTCTTTCTAGTTTTCCAAGTAACTGGCTCAACACTATTTTTAATTTGCTGTAATTCATTGGACCAGTCGCCTATAAAACGAGTAACTTTTTTAAAATCAGTCTCTTGACTAGGCAAACTCCATTCAAAATGATAGTTACTTTGTGCTTTGCCAAGATCCCAGTTGCTTTCCATACTAATATACTCCATCAAATATAAAATAATCTACAGTAAATGTTAGTTCAGCACCAATAAAAACTGCTAACCAATAATTATTTAACCAATCCCATAACTGCTTGATTACCCACCAAGCACATAATACTCTAATAGAGTATACCACATCAGCCCATATTATGTCAAGCCATAAAAACGAATCTGCTTCAAAATAGTTGTAAAATAGGATATTGTCAGCTAAAAAACTTAATTGGGCCATAAAGAATACTGCCCAATAGTAAGTTATATATTTGTTTAAGAACTTAACTATTGGTCCGGAAACAACCAATCTATAAAGTACATAAATTATATTAGTGACAGCTAGTTCTATCATACAGCGCCTTTCCGGTTACTTGCTAACTTTATTGTTTTATCTAATTTTGATTCTGCTTGTGATATGTATTTTTCATTAGCATCTTTAGATAATATTTCTGATAGTTTAGCATCATCTATTGTTACTTCATTTGGTAACAATCCTAGTTGTTTTTCTAACCATTGTAAATATCTTATCTCATACAAGTATAATAACTCTTGACTAGCAAATACTGTTTTATGGTTAAGTGTTATACTAACTAACTGTTTTATAAAAAACGGTGTTGTATGTTTTCCTCTTACACGTTCTTGCTGTAATTTTACAATATTACTATCTCTTCCTATTATAAGAAATTGAATTCTACAAAACTTCCTTGCTACTTCTATAAAACTATTATATGCTGGAATAGTTTCTACGCCATCATCAAAATAAGGACAACTAATACTTGTAATAAAATAATTGCTTTGTTCCCAATCAAATTCATTTAGCTTTGATGGATCTTTCCAACACTCTGCGAAAGGTTCTAAATCATGACCTTCCCAATACTTTTCTTGTAGTTTAGGCCATACAAATATATTTTTATTTTGTCCTAATGCTTTGCTGAATAAGTGATTACCACTACCTTGTGGTCCTGTCATTATTGTTAGTATTGGTTTCAACGTTAACAAGACTTCTTACGCTAGTGTCCATACTGTATCACTTGATCCATTAGCAATAATCTCTCTAGTCTTTTCAGATTTTAGTCCTGTAATCTGGATAATTGGTCTTGGGAAATTACTAGCATTCGCTGTGGCGTGTGGTGCATTTGCCCAATCAAAGATATGTGCCTCGCCAGCTTTCCATCTTTCATAGATAAAATTACCATACATATAAAACTGTCCTGGTCTCCAATCATCTAAGAAAAATGCAATACGACATATTTGTTCTGGATCATCAATACATCTATCCCATAGCTTATCAATATGTAAGTTAAACATTTGACCTGTTAATTGAACATGGGCTCTATATTTTAACTCGTCTTTACTGCCTATTACCCCAAAGTGTTCTTTCATTTTAACAAGCATTGGATAATCTTCTAACTCATCTTTCATATTTGTAAGCATAAGTTTTTTAGGATCTCCGCCTCCTTGTTCAATATCGTATTCTTCTTGTTTTAGCATTGGAGATTCGTCTTCTTTATCTCCATAGAATTTACGTGATTCCCAATTAATTGCTTTAGTTGAATTTTCAACTAATCTATCTCTATCTTCTTTCCAAAGTTCAGGATTATCAAATCGGCCTAATACCTTAAACCATTCACCTTCTTTATCTTTAACGTTATCATCAAAATGATATTCGCTATGTGCTACTGTCCAATCCCAGTTCGAATCGAATTCAGATGGGTCTTTTAAGGTTTTAGACCAATCTGTTTTGTGTATCATGTGTAATCAAGTCCTTTGTCTTTTCTTACTAAACTATTTATGAATATGCCTAATGCTATTACAATACATACAAGGAAGATAGGATGATTATAAATGTTAAATAATTCTCCCCATCTAAATCCTTCCATCGACGTTAAGCCTGGCTTCCATTGTTTGTAACCGTACAGTTGTAAGGTTCCCCAGAAGTATTCATCTATTTTAAATGCTACAACGTATGCAACTAGAATTGCCGGTCTACTAATGTTATATATTTTACATACAACACCAATAGCACTTAATATAGCAAGTAAGGCCAAGTCTTCCCAGCCACCTGTATATTGCATATTAGCATAAACAATTACTGCTAAAATAAATGTAGCATAAATCCAAAACGGAACTTCTAATATTTTAAGAATATATTTGTATAAGACTATACTCAACAATGCTACACCAACTGTTCCAAATATATAACCAAATGCCAGTGAATTTGTAAATTGTAAATCTTGTAGTAAACTTGGTGTGCCAATCTCCATACCGAAGTACATACAGATTGCCATAACCATAGCCGCAAATGGTGCCGCAGGAATACCAAACAAACAAGCAGGTATCATACTAGATACTTTCTGTGCATTGTTGGCTCCTTCACAGCCTAGTAATCCTACAGGATTACCTTCACCAAATGGAACTTCTTGATCTTCTTCTTTGTGTGCGGCTTTGGTTGCACCGTATGCTAAGAAGTCACCTACTGCTCCTCCTACGCCTGGCAATAAGCCAGTTACGAATCCAATTAGTCCACCTCTAACCATATCTTTCCAATGTCGTTTGCAATCACCAAAACCTTGTTTCAGTCCTGTCCAATAATTTCCTTCTAACGGTGGTGCCGCTGATTTTAATTTCTTTCTGAATCCGTCTAATAATTCAGGAACTCCGAATAAGCCTGATAGTAGAACCACCATGCCAATTCCATTTTGTAAATATTCCCAACCGAATGTCAGTCTAGGATTACTTACAACATCTTCTCCTACCATACCTACTGCTAATCCGAATATGATTGCACAGATACTTAAGAAAACATTTTTACTTGCAACAAAGCCTACACAGGCTAGTGCCATTGTCATAAAGCCCAGAAACTCCGGGCGTCCAAATAATACTATAATTTTTCCATAGTATGGAAGTAAAAAGAAAGTTAATGCCGCAAATACAACACCATTAAATGTTGAATCAGCAATAGCAATTCCCATTGCTCTAGCGGCTTGACCTTTCTTTGCCATAGGATAACCGTCAATAACACATGCCGCAGTAGTACTAGCGCCAGGAATACCAGTAAGAATACTTGTATAACTATCTGCACTCGCACAACTTGCCACGATAGCAGTTAAAAAGACCAACCCCAAATAAGGGTCGGCCATAAAATATGCTCCCATGGTAAAGACAGTTATCAGAGCAGTAGTTACACCTGCGATAGGAATAATACCAACTAACATTCCATAACAAGTGCCAACTAATGCCCAGATAACATATTCCATAGTGCTTTCCTTAGTCTAAAAGTTCAGGTTTGTAGATTGATGGGAAGCCATACGCTTCTTGGTTCCACTTCACCGCATCTCTTAGTGCTTTCTCTGTAATCAAAGATTTAAGAGCCGCTAATAGACTATCACCATCTTGAATCCAAGGATAAACACCTGTCTTAGCATAAATTTCTGCTGATGCAACTGGATCATTGATCATTGCAGTTACAGCCGATTTAACTTTTGCCGCATTTGGATTACCTTTGTTCATCCAAAGTGATTTTTGGATTGCGTCACGCCAGTTACGAGTAAGTTTATATGCTTGATATAAATCACCTGATGGTGCTTCGCCCCATAATCTTTCATACACATCTTCAAATTGTGTATTAGGGAAGTTAGGGTCATCCATTTGTATATTGTTTTCTAAGTCTAGGATACCGTGAGTGAACCATAGTTCATTACCTTCGATATCTGTATAGAAACGCTTCCATGCCGCTGGTGATTCACGTGCGATATCAAATTCACCATTTTGGAAACCTAGACGCTTTTCACCGCCTGATACACCGTTAACCCATACAACACGTTCTCTCCAACATGTCAAGTAGGCATCGATTGAACCGTTTTCTTGTGGGCCACAGATTAACATTGCCGCCGCGGCCGCATCTGGTTCAAAACCTGACCCGCCTGCGATTGTCCAAGTGCCTGATTTTTCATCTTTACCTTCTTGTTTACCAAGAACGATATCATTATTCATTGAACCAATTAGTTCATAATCAAAATAATTGTATCTAACTTTATCTAATAGAAACGATACACCGTTGCCACCGTGTGCAACCATGATTGTTTTATCATCAAAACGTAGACTATCGTGGAACTTGTTAAATCCAGGAATATCACGTGCGCCTGGAATGTGACGTACTACTACTGGTTCGCCTAGGAACTTTTCTAAGTTCTTAGCAATGATTTCACTCCAAACTGAAGTGCCCTTACCAGGTGCCTGTGGCACGATTAGGGTATAATCGGCTAACGCCGATGTTGCAATACCTATTGAAAGTATTGCCGAGATTAATAGTTTTTTAAACATTTGTTACTCCATTAATAAACTTCTTCATTATATTCTCCTATGAATAATTGATTCTATTTTTACGAAAATAGCAAAATCTTCCCAACCTCCTGTATACTGTACACAAACCCATATAACTATTGCAACGAGGCCTGTAGTCGCACCAGCACCGGGTATGATGCCGATTAATAGTCCATACAAAGTCCCGCCCAATAGAGCGATAATTTCATTCATAGGGGATAGTGTGTGTTAATGAACTTCCTAAGGAGCGTTACTAACACTTGGTAGGTAAATATATTTATTGTATTATATAATTTAGTCACAAAAAATGGCAAAATTATTAATATTTCTATCAAACTTTATAATAATGTTATCATTTGTTTTTTCAAATTTATAAAAATAAGTTGCCCATACATCTTGATTCATTAAATGTAATGAACTATTTTCTATATTAAAACAACCTATAATACCTAATAACATTGCACCATATTTGCCATTAGGTAAATTATTATTAATTTTCCACTCATAATTTGTTGTAGGATTATGCATGTCAAATTTAATAACATTTCTTAATATAGTAGTCGTTGTTTTTAATGCAGAACTATATAATTGCATTAATAATCTATGTTTATCAGATTGTTCAGTGATAAATGGTCTAACATTATACTTCTGTTTTCCAAAATTTAGATCAAACAAATCACATGTGATGGAATAATTATCATCAATATCTTTAACTCCAGTTTCCATTTCAATGATTTTATTATTATGACTATCTATTATTTCAAACATTTCTGTATCAGTAAATAAAGCAAATGAGCCTAATAACGTATCAGGTATTAATACAGCATGTCTTGTTGATTCATTGTATTTTATTAATCCATATAATTTACTAAGATCTATTCCAAAGAAATTACTTGTTATAAGTTCACTTACTATTACGTCTATCTTGGGTAGTTTATCAATTAATTCTTGATCAAATTCAGCATGAATTATAGTATATTTTTCTTCAGGTATATTTGCTTTTTGAAATATTCTTCCTGCCATCTCACAACAATCAATATTATGATCAATCATATATACATGCTTCGCACCAGAATGAATAGCAAATAAAGAAAGTACCCCGGATCCAGTTCCTATATCCAAACATATTTTATCATTACAAGAACTTTTTATTTGTTTATAATACCAATTATTCCTGTGACGATTAGTGAATAACATTTCATGATTATATGTTGTTACCATGTTTCAAAAGGTTCTATTCTATAATCTTTATCTACGGCATCTCTTTCTGAATAAAGAATTGTATTAACTGTTACAATATATCTTTCATCTGTATGATTTTTTCTAATCCAATGATTTAAGTAGCCAGGCCATATATTCATCATTCCAGATTTGGGTTGAATCTCAAATTCTTCAATTCGATACTCGTCCATATTATCTGTTCCTATATGATCAAGACCTTTCCTATATGAATGACTAGCTACTATAGCCTGAGTACTTGGATGCTCAAATACTATTGGAGCTGAATCTTCATCAACATATGGATACCACGCTCCCACAATCACCGCACCAGGATGAAAATGCATTTTAATAGAATCTAATTTCTTATACGACACAAACCAACTGCTTGATATTAGAACTCTAGGTAAATTAAACTTAACACAGTGCTCATCAAATGCAGTTTGAAAAGTTAACCACAGTGGGTATAACTCAGGAATTGATAATAATTTTTTATCAGATAATAATTTAGTCATCTCTTGTTTTTCATAATAATCACCCATCATTTCTATAATACGATCCGTACATACATGTTTTTTGATAAATCTAGTACTAAATGGTATTTTAAAAATCTCTGGATAATTTACTTCTTCTTTATTAAACTTTTCTAACTTTAATACTTTTCTATATGGATATAATGGCATAGTAAAACTTATTTCAAGTTCAGGATTTTCTGTATGTACTGAACCCACCAAATCTGTGCAACCTATTATTATAATACTGTTAGCCGAAATACTACGTATATTAATACAACACGAAAGTTCTGTGTCGGTAAATACAACTCTTATTTTATGTGTGCTTGTTGTATCGCGGTCGTTATGGTTGTCCAATTCAACTATAAATTTATAACAACTGCTGTCTGCCCCGCTCTCATTTTTAGGAACATCATTTCCTGCTTTAATTCCAGTCCATTCTGGCAATAGAGTATTAACCGTCTTCTTAATCTCTCGCACTTCTATGTTCTCTTCGATCAATACATCATCAAAAAATATTGACATTCTTGGATATTGATTATTTTCAACACCATATTCTTCCACAAATATTGCAATAATGTTATCTTCTAGCGCCATAATTATTTCTTTGACCAAACAAAATACATTCTTTCTTTGTAATCGTTTCTCAAATCTAATACATCTACTTTTAAAAAGTCAGCACAGTTAATTATAAATGTTGGTGTCCATTCATAAAAAGATATCCAACTGGATTCTGTTGGTATATGCGTTAGTCCTGGGTTTACTCTAAAATATATTTTACCACCAGGCGTTGTTAATTTTACTATATGCTCTAACTCTTTTAATATTTTATCAGTTGATCCAAAGTTAATTGAACCTAAGCACATAACTACATCAAATGTTTCAGAAGGATGATAATCTAAAATACTTACTTTAATATCTGCGTGACTATTATATGGGTCAATACCTATTAGGTTGTCTATTTTACTTTTAAACTCGTTATAGCCACAGCCAACGTCTAACACACTACGTGGTTTTAAACTATTAATCTCATCCACTAATGCTAATCCACTGTGCTTATATTTTTTAGTTTCAGACTGCCATACATTACTAAAGTATTTTTCCAATACTTTGTCATCAATTTTATTAACTAATTCGCCAGTATTGTCAAAACTAACATCCTCAACCCATACGTCAAACATACCTTGTATAGACTGCCGTAGTTTGTGATCATCTCGCAAGATTTGAGGAGATGTTTTAAACATATCCTCTAATGCATTAAGTATTTTTATATTCATTTATCCCACAAATTTTTATCAACTGTTTGTTTTAAATACTTTACTCCAGATGTGCCTCCAGTCCCAGGCTTATCCCCTATAATGCGTTCTACAGTTTTCATATGATTAAACTGCCATTTTTTAAACGCATTTTCTACATCGCATAACGCTTCACGTGGAAATAAACTTGTATTTGGACAACATTTGCTGGGTAAATCTCTCAATAACTGTTCTACTTCTATATATTGTGTTGATTGTTTGCCTGACGCTGAGCCTAGTGTGCTTCTAAATCTCTCGTAGTCTTGTGGGGTAAGTGTTGCTATAATGTCCCACAATGTATTTAAGTGATTGAATATTTTGGCAATGCGTTTTAGATCTGGATTAGTAGCAATGCTTAATTCGCGTATTAATACTTTAAACCATAATTCGGATGCTTGGTGTGCAACTATAAACATCAGTTCATTGCGATCCGATGTTATTGTGTTTTGTGAATTTAATATTGTATCTAGATCTAAATAATCGCCATAATTCATATTACGCACACTTTAATATCTTCTGCCTTATAACTTTGGTGTACACCTTCTATAGGACACTTTATATTTAACAAATTGCACGTATCAAAACTGTCTATCGCATTAAATTTTGCTTTATTAACTGCCATAAATGCTTTAATATTTTTATTTTGTAAAGCAATCTCTGCCTTCATCTTTTTCTCGTTTTCATACCATTCATAACTAGGATACGAGATTTCAAATCCGCCTGCCTGCATCCACCAATCATAGCATTTCTTGTTTGTTCTATACGTCAAAACTATTTTGCTATTAGGCCATTCTGTTTTTATATATTGTAAATTGTGTGCTAATGTGTGGCTTTTAATAATCCTGTATTTGTCTCTGCGTAAAATACCACTAAATGCTTTATTAAACTCTGCTTCGTTTTGTTTTTTATTGTGCTTATCTATGCTATCAAACCAATTACCAAATTCCATACCTGGATCAAAATAAGAGCCACTGTGTTTTGCTTTATAATCACTAAGTTGTGGCCCGCCTAAATATTCACGGTGGGGAGCGGCGTCTGTTTGATCTATATCAACAGATTCGTATATATGAGCGGCAACACTACTCCAACGTGATCCTGGCGCTCCTACTAAGAAAATATAACTCATATATTAAATTCATCCTTTATGCTTTGTGGTGTTACATACAACCACCTACCAATTAGAAGTTTACAAACTTGTATCTGATGTGCTGTTAATTCTCTATTAATAAATTTTTCAATATGTTCCTGCCAAGTCCCTTCCCATATAGATTCTATAGGAAACATGTTCAATTTATTCTTATAATTATTTAATATATCCGTTATATAAATATTTCTTTCAAAATTTCCAGTGTATAAATCTTCATAATTTATTTCACCACACACTTTTTCATCCTCACATAATCTAAGAAATTTATATGGTGTAGTTACAAACAGAACTTTACTTGGATCAAATAACAAGTCTGATAATTTAATAATATCCATAATATTATCTCCGTCATATATCCACGGTTCTTCTACTGGTTCGCCAGCGGCTATACCCCATAAAGGGTTGCTGGCTTGCCGCCGTATTATGTAATTACAGTGATAATATTTTACTCTCATTCTAAAATCTGCTACACTGTATAGTTTAGTATCTTTATTGATAGTTCTTTGCAATAATTCATGTACATCTTTTTCTAATAAAAAACCATCAAAATGATTTTCATACAAATCATAAAAAGAATTACACAATATTCCTATATCAGGCGGAGTTAATTCATGATTTTTCCATTCAAGTGGCTTATTTTTTAATGTCAATGGAAATCGATTTAAAGCATCTACCGCATGTGATGGAGATTTGGATTTGCGCTGATCATGCGCTAGTTGTAATAACCAGGAAACCAAAAAACCACCAGAGCCACCTTGATAGCGCACTACAAACTTACGTTCCATGTGAATATTTATTCGAAGAGCACCCGAACAAATCGTATTAGTGATATTTATATTCCTGTTTGATCGAGTAGTCGCAAATCCTCTGATAACCAATCAATAGGCCGAGCATGCCAGTGTAAATGATCTGGAATACTTCGTTGTTTTTTATCTATATAATAATTGCCTGATCCATATTTCTTATCACCAACACATGTTAAAGCATATTCCATCTCATTGTAATCTTTAACAGGTATAGACATCGTGTGCGATGCCCGCCAAACGACCATAGGCACCACACACGACATGCAATCTAATATGATCCAACGTGGATCATGATCTTCATATAAATGAATTATTGTATGCAATTTGCATAATTCACACGTCATTATTCATCTCCGTAAATTCGTAGTACCTCCTCTACAACGACGTGGCGTCTTATATCTCGGTTATTAAAATGAACCATATCTATATGCCTACATTCATTATACCTCTCAAGTAAATCTTGAAATTCGTATAATCCATTGTCATGGTATCTATCACTTTGGTCCAAATCTCCTGTAACTACCATACGGGAATCATCACCTATTCTTGTTAATAACATTTTCATTTGATTTCGTGTAGCATTTTGCATCTCATCTGCGATAATAAATGCTCTTTTAAATGTTCGTCCTCTCATATATGCTAGTGGAGATATTTCAACAATACCTTCATCTATCATACGTGATATGTTTTTTGGTGAATAATACTCTTGAAAGATATCAAAAATTGGGCGTGTCCATGGTTCCATTTTTTGTTGGATAGTGCCGGGTAAGAAGCCATGTTGTTCGTCAACTTCTACTGCTGGGCGGGTTAGTACAATTTTATCTACCTTGTTTTCTGAGTATGCTTTAAGTGCGGCTAAACATGCTAACATTGTTTTGCCAGTTCCTGCTGGGCCACATGCAAATACTATCGCATTGGCTGGATTAGTTAATAAGTTGATATAATCTTGTTGATTAAGTGATCTTGCTTTTAGTTTTATGTTTGGTTTTTTTAGTGTGTTTTTTGGTTTTCCATAATATTTTTCAAATTCAATAATTTTTTCGTCCATATAGTCGTAATGTGTGCTACGGCGTTTAGGACGACTTTTACGTTTTGACATAAGTCACCTCGCTTGCAAAGTTATTTCACACTCCACATTGTGTGATACAAATATTTAATATTAAACCCATACAATAATAACATCGTAGTTTATTCCAATAAATATACAGGCAAGTGTGATTCAATAACGATGACAGATGATGAATATGATGCGGTGTACTCACTGCTGAGAGAAGGACTTAATTCAATTCCGTTTAATCAACGTGTGCATTCCGGGTCTTGGAAAGAACTATTAGCACATATCAGTCTTAAGCATACTAATCCAGGAAAGTGTCAAACCTGTGATCACAAGTGTCATGGTTATGCTGGTGTAGGCGAACGCGTCAGCGGCCATTGCGGAAGTGATAATTGCGATTGTAAAAATTGTCGCTGTAATTTGTGTCAGCTTAAATACGGTAGAGGGTTTAGTAATTTAACTATCCCTATAAAATAATTATGTCAGTATATAACGAAAAAAATAAAAATACTTACTGCCCAGTTCCATGGCGTGAACAAATGGTAGATTCTAATGGTGAAATGAGACTATGTTGTATTGCTCAAAATATTATAACAAATGACGATGGTACTAATGTAAATATTTCTACTGATTCTCTAGAAAAAGTATGGAATAACAAGTACATGCAAGATGTTAGAACAGCAATGTTAGATGGTGTAAAAATTGACGCGTGTCATAATTGTTATAAGCATGAAGAAGATAGTGGATACAGTAATAGATTAAATGAACTTGAAGATATTCAAAATATAAGCGCAGGTGTTAAAAGGCTGAAGGAATATGATCATTACACAGCAGACTTCCCAAGTGATATTATCACAGATTTAAGACCTGATATTTATGATATACGATTTGGTAATTTATGTAATCTTAAATGTATTAGTTGTAGTCCAAATTATAGTTCAGAATGGTATGAAGAAGTTAGAAAATCTCATAATACTATGCAAATAGAGTTTGATGGTAATAAAGAACAAATAGATGCTGAATTCAAAAAATTAGGTGATTGGGGGAATTTTGATCATGGTACGGCATGGGATGACTCGGAAGTAAATCGTATTATTGTTAATAACAAGAGTGGTACTTTTGAATGGGTAAATAATACCAAAGTATTTGAAAACATATTAGAACAAATACTTAAATCAGATACTAAAAGAATATATATCACTGGTGGTGAGCCAACGATAACACAAGGCAATTATAAATTATTACAAGCACTAGTAGATAATAACGTAGCTAAAAATATACAAGTGTGGTGTAATACAAATTGTACAAATGCCAATCTAAAATTTTATAATTTATTAGCACATTTTGGTGATGTTAATTTAATGTTAAGTATAGACGGAGTAAGTGATGCGTTTGATTATATCAGATACCCAGGAAAATGGACACAAATAGAAAAGAATATTAAAAAAATTGTTGACTTTGTTAATGAAAATAAACTAAAACATTGGAATGTATCATTAGTACCAGTTATACAATTTTTAAATTTATTTGATTTAGAAAACTTAATCGAATACTATTACAGAATGCTTTTATTAAGTGATTATGGTCCAAAACAAATTCGATTTATGCCAATAACTTTAGATGGACCACGATATTACCGTATTCAAAATGCTGAATTGTCTGTTAGACTAGAAATAAATGAACGTCTACAATCAAAATATTGTAGCAAAGAAATAATAACAGACCGTGTTTGGCCTGAAATTAAATCGGGCGAAATAGACATTTATGATACAGTATCACAACCATTACTAGAATGGCTTAGAATTTTAAATCTTACATTAAAACAAGAAGCAAATGATGAAGAAAGAGATAATATTCCTGACTATAGAAAACAAATATTAGCGAATCACGAGTTTTATAAGAAATATAGAAAAATCAGCCATTTAGAAACATGGTTTACTGATACATATAACAAACTTACCATATCATAATATACATAAAGTAAATAAATACGTCGGGAGATGAAATATGGCGGATAATTCTATGAATCGTCGCTCTAGCGACAATTCTATAAACAAGGGACTTATACTATCAATGGCAGTGGCCTTTTTAGTTCAAGCAGGTGGATTCATTTGGTGGATGTCTGGATTAAATTCAGAAGTAACACGACTTGCAAGTATACAAGGTCAAGCAATACCTGCATTGGAAGCAGAGGCACAGAAATGTGGAATCGCGATTCATAACAATATACAAGCAATTAAAGACATACAAGAAAACGAAGAGGCCATTTCAGGACTAGACGTTTTAGGCTTTAAAGTTGATCAACTCAGAGAAGAAATTAGAACATTACGTGAAGTTGATCGAGAAATTATGAAACAACATGAAAAGATATTTGAGTGGATGGCACAGAATAGTAGTAGCCGTGGTAGTGGTGGTTATAATTAAGAGTTAATTTGAGATAACTCTACAAGTGTTGCACTTAAATTAATCTCTGGATCAGCGGCTAATGTGTGATTAACTAATCCCTTACGTATAATTAAAATTGCTTTATCCGTGCCGTCAGGATTATCTGACCACAACTCCAAATTATCATACATCCAACGATACATGTCGTCAATCTCATCTGGGCGTATTTGCTTACACAATAATTCACGTGCCTCTCTATACTGACCTTTTTTAACTAACTCTACCATATCAATTTTATAGTCACTAATGCCAGCATCTTCACTATGCGGAGATACAAGTTTGCCTGTAGTGCTATTCATTTGTAGTAAGTTAATACACTTACGCAAATCTGGATAAGTTGCTTTTACATAATTGTCTAACACATCAAGTTCAAACTCAACGCTTTCCTCCAACATTATGTGTGCTACTCTCGCAGTAAACTCTGTTGGATCAATTTTATCAATGTGAAAGCCTTGACATCTACTGTGTAATGCTGGAATAACTTTATGTGGATAATTACAAGTTAAAATAAAACGTGCTGTGTCGTGATATGTTTCCATAACACCACGCAATGCCGCCTGTCCGTTGGGAGACATATAGTCTGCCTCATCAAGCAATACAATTTTAAATTCACCAAATGGCAATGTGCTAACAAAGCCTGTTACTTTATCTCTAATACTATCTACAGAGTTTTCCCTACTAGCATTAATCTCTAGCATATCATATTGGTCAATGTCAAGTGCTGTAATTAGTATTTTTGCCAACGTTGTTTTGCCAACACCAGCCGCGCCACTAAACAATAAATGTGGGATTGCCCCACTTTTAATCCAACCCTTAACTTGTTTTCGTTGACTTTCATCACGAAATACATAAGAGTCTATGTCAGTTGGCCTGTATTGTTCAGTCCACAGTTTTTTCATTAGTGCCTAGGAATTTGTCTATGTGATCTTTGTAATTTTGATAATAATAATCAAAGAGAAAGTCATAATCGTCTGATATATCATGTATCTTGCTACGCCGCAATATCTTTTTGTTTTCTAAATCTAATACAACGGTAGCACTAATAAAATCTTTATCTCGTAATTTATTTGTTATGCTTACCTTCTCATCATATACTAGGTTTTCTTTAAGATAACCTTTCTTTGACGTTTGACTAGGATCTGCTGGTTTCCCTGCATATTGAATTACTAAAAATTTACCTTTCATATGCTTATTATACTACTCATCTAGGCATTTGTCAAATATTATACACTAGTATCAATTACTGTATTTTCACCAATGCCATATTGTTCATGTTCTGGTGGACGCTCATCACTTATAAGTAAAATTTCTTCTGGGTCAACCATTCGTATAGTTTTTTCTTCGCCATCTACTGTGCGAACTTTTAAACCACGTGTCCAACGGCCATGTTCAACAAGTATCCATTGGCCCTGCGATACTTCATGTTGTAGCGGGCCAATGCGGTATACTTTCCCCCAACGTGGACGAATGCCACGTTCTATTGCGTTATCATCTGGAATAACAATGCCAGTTTTAGTGATAGTTTCACCAGTTTTTAATTCTTCTACAACAATTCTATCTTGAATTGCTCGCAACTCACCACTTAATTGATATGTTGAAAATAATTGAACATCATTCCATTCCATTTTGGACTCCTTATCCTAAATCGAGATTATCCAACGCGCCTGTAACCGCCTTAGGTAATTTTGCTTCTGCTTCTGCTTTTTCTTCTTGAGCCTTATTTTTTGCTTTGGCCGCCGCCTTTTTGATTTTCTTTTCTAAAGCAGACTGCGTTGCCTCATCAGCAACAACAGTTGGGTCTGCTGATATAGCAGGTGGTGCCGGTGTTTGCTTCGGTGTTGATGATACTTCCGGTGCTGGTTGCTCTTCAACACTCATTGCTGGTGTTACAGTTGCTGGATTTTTTAAATCATCTGGAATTAAATCTTCAG